CAAGCGGAGACGGGTGTTTCCTCAGATGCCTCTTCATGGCTGAAGTTCATGGAGTTCAGCAAATCTTTCTTCATCTTGTAGTCAGACCAGTCGGCAGCATAATGCTGTGCAGATTCCAACAGAGTGCGGAAGTCCAGCATCGCTTTGACATAGGGATTGTCGAAGTGCTTTTCAACAATCTGGCGACGAAGTTCGATATTGTCTACGCAAAGGAAGACATACCCGGAAAGCTGCTGCCCACTCCATCCCTTGCCATAAAGCTTGAGGTCGTCCTTGATTTCGGGATTGATTTCAAACAGGATATCTGCCAGAGCCTCCACTTTGGGGCGGCCAATATCCTGCTGGCGGAAAATCTGGTTTGCCAGATTATGCGGATTAACAACATCCATATCCCACAGAGCGAGATTGGTGATGCCAAGACGGACGAGGTTCTCTGCCAGCGTTGCACCAACAGAACCACATCCAACAATGTTAATGCGAGCCTCAACCTTTTCTGGCTGGAAGTACTCGTAGCTTTTGGACAAATCCATTGCCATTGTTACTCACCTCCAAGATACTGGTCGCTGTAGCCGCCATAGGGATATACTGAATCATCGTCGTCTTCATTCCACATGGACTGCTGACAGCCATTCTTCCCCTGCCAACCTGCACCGATTCTTGTGCGCGGCTTCTCAGCCTTTTCGGCTTTTTTGTCTGATTTTTTATCGTCAGACTTCTTATCGGACTTCTTGCCACCCTTGTCTTCTTTCTCATCCTTTTTGCTACCCGGAAGAGGATTATAAGGGGTGCCGGAATAAGGCGGACGATTGCCGCTGTATCCGCTATATCCGCCATAGTTCCCATAGGTATAACTTTTCTGCTTGACCATATCCTTGGCGGTCTTGAGGAACTCGACCAACCCCTCATGTTCGCCCTCAAGTTTGACGGTGATGTCCTTATCTTCAAACAGGACATTCTTCTTGAGGTCATAGATTTTATTTGTACTGACAAACGACTTGTTCCAAATCATAAAGATGTAGAAATCGTCGTCCCCCAGCATATTGAGGATTTCCTCCTGATGATTGAGGTCTACAGAGGAAGGACTGGTCGGCATATTGACATGGGAATGTCCCTGCATATGGATGTTGTTGAAACGCTCATCGTCTGCGTTCTGCATCAGCCACTCAGCGTACTTCTCGGTATCCATCTCAACCGTGGTTCCGGAGACCTCCTGCGGATAAACCACGATGTCTTCGATGATGTACTCATCTACGGCTTCGTCGGTTGCACGATGTGCAACACCATGCCAAGCGACCTCCTTATCAAACTCTTTGACGAGGAGCGCCATCTTCGCCCATGCTCCGGCGGTAAAGACGACAGTTGCTTTTCTGTCGCCACAGGTGAACACCTTTGTGAAAGACAGTTTCCCATCTGCAAGCTTTGTAAGTTGCAAAGCCTTTTCAAAATCTGCACGGCACTCAGCCATGTACTGTTCGGTCATCTTAATGGGTTTACTCATTTTGCGCCTCCTCCGCTTACTCATTTGCCTGCGTTTCCTGCCGCTCCAACCAGCTGATGGCTTCGTTGGGTTTTACGATACGGCCATCGGGCAGTTCAATGCAGCGATTGTTGTTACCGTTGCCCCACATAGACCGCATAAACGAAGTCATGACAGCAGAGTCTCCCCAGTTAAGGCTCTTGCAGGAAGCAACGCACTGCTCCAAAGCGCCGATATAGTCGTGGTTCCTAAGCAGCCGATTGATAGTGGTGGTATAATTACCCATGCAGTTGTAATCGTTGATATGGGGATTGGGGAGATAGTCACCATACTCCGCGCCAAAATCCCGATGCCCATTGGGAGCAACACTACCATTAAGGTCAAAACGGTAGGAAGCACAGACACGAATTCTCAGGCGCGGCTCTTCACTGACAAAGATTTCAGTCATCAGCTTCTTCATTTTCTCAGCAGCTGCGCCTGTATGACCGGAGCCTCCATCGGGGCGGTACACGAAACTCGTAGCGCGGTTGATGATTTGTTCTGCCATATCCCGGTCAAAATATTCCAGACAATCCTTGACCGTGAAGTACATATCGGTATTGGTCACACGCTCCAGAACCAGCTTGGTATTACACAGGAAGTACTCCATGATTTCAGAGTCCTCACCGCCATCGGCAACTTTCTGCTCAAGTCCCAGCAAGCGAATACACTGTTCATTACGCTTTGTGAACTGCTCACCGATATTGTCATTTAGACGGGTGATTTCTCTATCGATATTTTGAATTACCTGCCTGACACGGTCACACTCAACTTGCTCATAGCGAGTTTCAAACCCCTTCAGCAGCTGACGGATTCTTGCTGTGCGGAAATCGTACCGTTCTGCAAGCTTGGCAAGACAGCGTTCATAGTCTTCTGAGTTCTTCTCGCGGAGAGATTTGACCAATGCAAGCTCATCTTCGGTGATACCCTCCTGCTGATTCAGATACCACGGCAGGAATGCGAGGATAGATACCTGCAAGTAGTGCATTTTGCGAATGTCAAGATTGTCCGCAAAGATGATAACACTCTTAAGCTCAGGATTGATGTAGCAATCCACGGCAAAGGATTTGCGGTAAAACTCGGCGAACTTTTCAAGCCGGTGATACCCCTCAAACACGGAAACGAACTTGTCAACAATAATTTTCATGTTGGTAAGGTTGCTATCCGAATCTGCACACAGACTGTGAATGATGACCTGACCGGTCGTGTTTATATCATAGTTGTTGCAAATAGCCATGACGGCTCTATCTGCTGGGACACTCCGAATGGTATCTGCCGTATAATCGGAAGAACCGAACACCAAATTGACGGACTCTCCCTCTTTGATTCGAGGTGCAACTAAGGCACGAAGCGTCGCAAGGAAAGAGCAGTCGTTTCCGAAAGCACCGCCGGTGATGTTGGTGAAGTAGCTATTGGCAGCTTCCGTAGTAAACGGCGTTGACGAAATGCTTGTTTTGAACATAGGAACACCTCTATTCATTTTGTTATATGGTGGGGAATATCGGAGTCGAACCGATATGGTATGCACCAGCGGATTTTAAGTCCGCAGCGTCTGCCTGTTCCGCCAATTCCCCATAGAAAGAGCCGCCCGAATGGGCGGCTCAATTGGTTTATTGCTTGTGAATCAGGCGTTATCGGCCTTGACCACATTCAGCAGGAAGCACTTCTCGGTGATACCGAACTGAGCGAAGGTCTTGTCGAGGTCGCCGGGGTTCAGGGAAGACCCGTCGAGGTGCATGACGCCACGGGTATAGTCAACACCGTTCGCCTCCAGACAGGCACGCAGGGTGGTGGACTCGTCGATGATAACGGACTCGCGCTTGACATTGTTGCCAACAGTAACCTTAATCATAATGTTTCTCCTTTAATTCAAAATTTGTTTTGTTGTGAACGGAAGGGGGCGGCCATGAGCCGCCCCTTGCGACCAGTGATTACTGAGCGACCGTGATGTTGCTCAGCACATTTGCCTTCTCAGCCGCAATCTCATCGAGAACGGCAGGCAGCTTCTCCTCAAGCTTGTTGAGGTTGATGATGGCGGCGCCCAGACGGTCAGCGACCCAGTCCTTAACATCGCCGGTCACGCCGTCGAGGAACAGGGTGATGCACGCCAGCTTCTCATCGTCACGGGTCTCAGCGCCGAAAGAAGCGCCGAAAGCGTTGATGTTACCGGCACCATTGGTGGTACCTACAGCGAAGATAGGCTCCTTGCCGTCCTCACCACCCTTGAGAACCAGCTCCTTGGGGCGATACTTCTCAATGGTCTTGATGTCCTCCAGCTTCATTGCGGAAGTTACGACAGCTGCGTCGCCTGCGATAGTGATTTTTGCCATGATGTATGTACTCCTTCAATACTGATGTACTCCTATTTGTTCACCTTTCGGTTATCCGCCCACACCACGAGGAGGTTGGAGCCGTTGTGGGTATAAAACGCGCCCGGTCTCCTTCGCGGAGCGCCGGGCGCTTGTAAAAAGCTATTTGATTTTACTGGTTCGGGCAAAAGCTGATGGCTACGCCATGCAGCTTTAAGTGCAGAAGCCGAAAGCGACGCCACGACTGTTGGAGGCGTAGCTATAGTCGGCGTGGCCGTTGCTGGTGACATAACAGAAAAGAGAGCTGATGCCAGAATAAGGAGAACGCAACATGGTGTACTCAGGATTACCGTTGCGGAGCTTAAACCATGCGACATCTTCCTGACGATACCACTCGTACCAATGCCCCTCACCGGGAGCGGAGTAAATACTGCGTCCATACAATTCCTTCTCAGACTTTATCCAGAAAGAGTCCAGCGTCTCGATAATACGATTCTCGCCAGTGTACACATCAGCTGTCTGCTTAATGACTGGTGTGACAACATCCAAAATCTCGTCGGGAATCAGACGATGAATGTCGCCGTCCGCATCGTTGAGCCGGTGGCGAATCTGCGTTGCTTCCCACGACCCTTCATTGGTGTCGCGCCTATTCCAGGGGTAAGTGTTGGGCAGACAGTCCACCATCTCCCACGAGATGGGAACCAAAGAACCATCGCTCGTCTTGTCATGATTGAAGCCGATGATGCGAAACTGAACCTGCGCACCGTTCTTCAGCACAACATTGCGGTAATCTCCGAGCTGCAAGAAATCAGCCGCATATTTTCCAAGCCCTTTCAAAGAACGCCAGGGCATATTATCCAAACAGTTTGGCATTTCACAGACCTCCAATCAAAAAATGTGGCGGGGAGTGTAGGATTTGAACCCACGGACGGCTTATCACCGTCAACGGTTTTCAAGACCGCCGCCATAAGCCACTCGGCCAACTCCCCATAAAAGAAGGGCGGGTCATCTCAGGCCGCCGCCCTTAATATCATCCCAAAAGCCACCTCTAAACTCGTCATCGTCCACTGGATAACCGGTATCATCCTCATACGGAAACTCCGTATAGACCTCGCAGCCAGTTTCTTCATCCGTGATAATCATGGGGCGGTAAATTGGCAAGCACTGCTCCTGAGCGAGGTACTCCAAGAAGTGGTCTAAGACCTCGTTTACAAACATTTCTCCGTATGTATCCATGATTTCAGGACTGTTGTCTATCGACTCCTGTAAGGCAACGGACAGGAAATCACACAGAGCGAGAGAAAGCTCGTCCTCGCGCTCATACTGAGCATCCTCCATATCCTGCCGAGTCAAATCTTCTGGCTCTTCCTCCGGCAATTCCAGCGGGCATTTCTTCCCATCAACAATCATAACAGGGAAAAGATATTGTGCATACAGGCGTTTCGCCGCTTCATTACAACCTGTCTCGGTCAGAACACACTCCTCATACTCCGGTTTTGCATCGCCCTTACACACGGAAAACAAAGGAAGTGCATTATCCTCGGTAAGATATACTGCATACTCTGTGTCCTTGTTCTCTGCGATGACGACCATCTCCTTTGACAGACGGTCTTTATGACTTTGAAAAAAAGCCCACACTGTATTTGCGGCCACATAAATATGAACCCCCATGATAGATGACCTCCTCACGAAATAGAATTGGTGCCCCCGATGGGGCTTGAACCCATGACACCCGCCTTAAAAGGGCGGTGCTCTACCAACTGAGCTACGGAAGCATAAACCGGCTGTTACGGAGCGCCCTGAATGGTGGACACGCTTGGATTCCACAGCAGCTTTGCCGTTTGAAAGGAAAACGATGAACGACGGACGAAAAGGAGAAAGCTACTGAAAGGACACAACACCGTGGCAAAGCTAATGGTGCAGGATAAGAGACTTGAACTCTTACGCCGAAGGCAGCGGGACTTGAATCCGCCGTGTCTGCCAATTCCACCAATCCTGCGTTTGAAAGTGGCCTTTAGGTCGGCCAACCACCATCTGACTAACTATTTTGTCATTACAGGCGTACTCTCTATTGGAAAGCCGTTAGCCGGTAATCTTGCCCCAGTCATATTTGTTAGAAGGGCTCCGTGGTGCGGGTAGTGAGATTTGAACTCACACGCCCTGATGGGCACAAGCATCTCAAGCTTGCCTGTCTGCCGATTCCAGCATACCCGCATAAGGCCAGAACCTTTACTCGACAATAAGGATAACGGAACTCCCACGCCGAGGAAGGCACCACTTTCTGATTGTGGCACACTTCACTTCGGGCTTCATGTAACGCTCGTCATCGATAGCTCCGTTGTACAGCGTCTCGCAGAAACCGTCTGTGTTGCGCCGAACCAGCAGGTTATCTACCTGAGAGTCCAGCGAAAAGTGCGCTCTTATAAAATCCAAAACCGTCATGAGATGGCCTCCCTTGAGAAAGATTCAAAGAGCTTGTCAAACTCTGTTGTGTCAGCATCAAACTCGTCATCGTCATCAATGCGCTTAATATCACAGGGAGTAACAAACCATCCGTATCCATGAGAGCACGCCCCGTGACAGTCATGACCTCCAACGACTTTTTCGTTCCATCTGACTCCGATATGCGGGGAGGAGTCAACGATAACACAGATAACTCCCTGCACTCCAATAGCAATGCTATCATTGTTATCAGGCGAGTCTCGAACGCATTCGACCTTATCGCCAACATTAAAAACTTCTGTCATCATGTCCATTGTTTTCCCCTCTACTTATCTCCAGTTGGTAGACACACGCCCATCTGGATGGATGATAATGTTGGAGTAACCATCACCATAATTATTGTGACGCTGCTGCCACATATCGCCAAGTGTCACACGGGCGTGTTTGCCCGCATAGTCAAAGGTCGCATACACAAAGAAATCGCCGATTCTGAATGTATGCACATCGACATCCGCATCCTGCTGCAAATCGTTCCAAATGTCTACGGGGTAATCTTTCTTTTCAAGGCCACTCAGGAACCGGAAAGAAAAGCTGCTGGCATCCATCTTCATGTAGTCCTTGATAAAAGCAAGCGTAGGATTCTCGACTACCGTTTGAACAGTACATCCCGGAAAACCAGCCGGGTCTGTCCAAACATAATCGTTACGGGAGAGGTTGATGTGTGCCAACCCATTCAGCTCCGTGCTAAATCCCGTAGTGTTGATGGAACAAAACACGCCATTACCGTGCTTACGATAAGTCTCAACGATATTGGCGATGTGCTTCGGGTAAAGACCGGGTTCGCCGCCCGTGATAGACAGCCGTGCGTTGGGATGCTCCTGCAAAACCCGCTTCAACGCCTCGATTTGTGCATCGAAATCATTGTCTCCCGACATAGGGTTCTGTCGTTCCAAGCAGAAGGGGCAGTGGAACGGACACTCCTGTGTCGTAATCATCTGGACATTGATGCGGTAATAGAGAGGGCGTCCAAGAGAAGTTTTGGCAGTTCTGCTCGCCAGCCTATACTGCAAGTCGTTACTCATTTCGGCTCGAATATCCTCGTAGGAAGATATGTGTGGTATGTAGTTCATCTTGCTGCTCATCGGCGCCCCTCCTTATGAATTGTTTCTCAGCCTCTGCCCACCAAGAGGAAGGCTATAAATGCGACAAGAACCGTTATTACGACACTGTCATAAGCTACTCGAACATAGTTGTCGGTTCTCATTCGCTCCATCTTTGTACGGAGGCGCTGGATTTCTTCGTTCTTGCTTTCACGCTCAAATTTGTATCGATAATACGCATCACCGGATATAAAATCATTACGCTCCACGCTTTCACCTCCTTACCAAAGTCATGTTTTATTGAATGCCATCTATCCACACCTCTATTGTGCGGCGATTTGCAAACTGCTTGCAGAGTTCCTCGATAGATATACCATGCGCTTTTGCGTCCGCTTTCATTGCCGCAAACTGGTCTTTATATTTCTTGACCATTTTTTCAAGTGTAAGGAAACGCTCTTTGTCCGCAGGATAGAAAACAATATCATCTAATCGAACTTCGTCGATATTGCCAGAGTGAAATATTGCCTTCCAGCAGTCCTTGCACGGCTCATCCAGTGGCGATACTTGGTGGTTTATGCAATTACTGCAACAGACGACCACGCCATTTACCTTAATTGGTTTCATCGGTTGTCCTCCTTTGCAATAAGGTAGCTGTTTTTTAGGGTTTTTCGCGCTGCCGCAGATTTCCACGCATTGTCCTTACCGTCTACCCCTAATGCCACATGGGGTCACAGACCCTAAACACTTCTGCTCTGTGCCGGTTGTGTTCTGATACCGGAAAACATCCTGGAGACTTTGTTTAACCTTGTTGCTCCAGTCCTCAAGGGTAACTCGGCAAGTGGCTTGCCTATTGGTGGAGATAGTCGGACTTGAACCGGCGACCCTCTGCGTGCAAAGCAGATGCTCTCCCAACTGAGCTATATCCCCATCTCGGAAGCGGCTTAAAACCCTTTGCTACTCAGCCGCATGATGTTCCCCAATTTGCTGCTTCCTGCACTCTGGAAATACAGGACATTCTTTGCTCCAGAAACAAAGCATGAACATCGTTCCCTATTGGTGGGAAAGGTTGGATTTGAACCAACAAGGGTTGCGCAACTTCCCAGGGCTTAACTCACCCCGCGTCTAACCGTTTCGCCACTTTCCCGGATTGCTCGTCTGTCCGAACCGCCAAGCGTCTTTCCGCTTTGCCATACTTACTCGGAGGTCATATATATAAACAACTCGTTACCGCCCAGCCAAGTGGTACTCCCCACGGTCACATATACACCCGACAAACCATTGCCCTTGGATTTTGCAAAAGGTTGGTGTTTATGCTTTGGTATTTGAGCTTTCTTCAATAAAAGCTTTAAGAGTTGAGCGTTGAATATTTAATTTTGAGTTTTGAACTTTACAGTTCAAATGCCGCCGCTCCCGGTTAGCTCTCTATGTCTAACCAGTCAGAAGCACGGCGGCTATGTTCATCCAAAAATGTAGATTTGATTTTGTTAGAACCTTTTAACAAAATTAAATATCAGCATAGCAGGCTGGAGCCAATTCTTTTTCACTTTACTTATCTGTACTTGGCAAAACAGAGAAGGCATATGATTCGGGGTTTTCGGACGGCAACGAAGTTGATTGCTTAAACGGTTCCGGAAAACTCGTCTGTCACGATTGCTGTGTGTTTCTTACGCCTGTTGAGCAGTTCGATGAGGGACTCCTCAACATTATCCAGCAAATCGGAGTAGACACTTCCGTAGAGCTTTGCTTCATTGTCCGGCTCCCGTTCGTCATCTTCGGGAGAGGGAACCTTGATGTTGTAGGTGTCAAGGACATCCTCAAACATCTCGACAATGAGCATCGCTTCATCGCGGGTATAGATGGTGCCGCTTTGCGGCTTGCACACCTCGCTCATATCAGTAGGAGATTTCCAACTCGGTCAGCGCATTGGAAACCGACAGAGCGGAGTCAATCTCGACCATGAAGTCGTTGATTTCCTTTTCCAGACGAGCCATCTCATCGGCGATGTGAATGGGGTCAACGATTTCCATCGTCTGTGCGGCGATGAAGTCGGCACGGACTTTCTTGATTTCGTCACTGGCACCCTTCATATCGACATTGCCGTAGAGAGACTTGACATACTCATCGGCACGCAGCTCCAGAACATCACCATTGTTCTTATCGGCCTCCATGCGGGCACGGCGATTGTCACTGTCCAACTTCTTGAGCAGCATCTGCTTCAGGGGAACGCCGTGGTTCTTCAGCTCGATTGCCTCGGCAACCGTGTACTCTTTGCCGCCGATGGTCACCTTGACGGTGGCGTTGGACAGCGTGACCGCACGCTTAATAGCATCACGGCGGGCAATGAGGTCGTTTGCGGATTGGTAAGAAGCCTGAACTTCCTTACAATAATCGCCGACACTCACACCGGCAACCTTGCTGTTGGCGTGCTTGTTGGCAAAAACGAAAGGGTTCTGCTGCATACACTTCTGGATACGGGAATCCAGCGTCTTGAGCTCACACAGCGCCTTATGGACAGTCATCTTTTCAGTAGTCATAAACTTGTTCTCCTAATCTTTGATTTTTGATAAATTACTTGCCGCGCTCAACGGCTGCTTTCAAACCCTCACTGGGCTTGAAGAATGGAACCCGTTTGGCAGGAATCGGGACAGGCACATTGGCTTTGGGATTTCTGCCGACCCTCGGCGCTCGTTCTCTTGCCTCAAAAACGCCCAGCTCCGTCAGCTTGATTTTCTCACCGGCAGACAAAGTGTCTGTGATGATTTGAAAAACAGCATCCAAAGCAACACGGGCGTTTACCTTTGTCATCCCTGTGCGCTGTGCGAGAGCAGAAATCATCTCTTCCTTGTTCAATAAATCAGCCCCTTTCCTTTATTGGATGAACCGTAAGCCAGTCAACCCGCTTTCAGTTCGCTATATGCTTCCTGCATGGTATCGGCAGAAAACTGAAACTCGCCATCGAGAAAAACCTCGATATGCCCATTGATATGACGGAACTCATACATACCGCCGACCTCCAATCCTCTATCAAGAATGAAATCATATCGTTCCATAATGTCGTCTATGTAATTGTTGTCAGGGTTATATACCATATAGGACAGAAAAACTGTTCCATCCCGCATCTGGTAATCCCCAATCTTGTACGGGATATAGCAGCCATCTGTCGGGCAGGCAATATACCATCCGCTATTTGCCGAGGAGTTCAAAATCACGCCATCACCGGCTTCAGCATTTATCGCCATGCCAATACAACGCTCAATGACTGTGATACCGTTGCGGTTTTCCAGCAGTTCTGTGGTCAACTCAGATGAATCGACAAGCCGATAGCCGCGCAAACCATTCGCCTCCAGCGCAGACAGGAAGCCATTCTCAATTTCCTCGTAATGGTTGATTTCCGTTTCACCGCCGTAGACGCTTACCGTCAGTGTTTGCGGAGGTTTGGAACAACCACAGCAGGAAACCATGAGTAAAATCAAAAGGAAAGACCAGAACTTTTTCATTGTAAGCCCCTTTCCATTGTTGATAACGGGAGGAAGTTTCACCAAACGGATACAGCCGCGATACTCCGACTTCCAAGGATGCACTTTTTAATCTTATCCCGTGGTCATGGCAGCATTTCCATAACACTTGGACACTTTCGTAGTCCCCAACGCCTTGTAAAGCTTTCAGAATTTTGGGTGCCCCCTCACTTACCTTCACTAATACAAGGACTAAGCGTTAAGCGGAAAACCACTCCACGGAATCGTACCGTGCCAGCCTTACGGCATCGAACCTCGCTTCAAGGTGAACCATGTTTCCCCGATAATCAGATACACTCCGCCAAAGCCATATCGCCGGATTTCAAAGATTCCGTGGATACCAAAGTGCCAAACCATATTGCCTCCTATGTGTCTGCGAACCATTCACCATGACCGTTCTGAAACTCCTGTCGTTTTTCATATCAGAAAACACTGCAATTTATTGCGCTGAGTTCGACAGTTCTATGGTGAAAGGCGGCAAACTGAGAAATCAGAGGATTACAATTTGCTTTGAGAAAAGCATATATAACCCGATAGGGGCGATGAGAAGAACCGCCGTGCAGTCTTTTTCCTCCGGCGTAACTCCGGTGGACGCAAGCCAAAACATCAGGGCGCAAATTGCGATGAGTGCAATACCCATCAGCTTCTGCACGACGACTTTCCGGCGGCGTTGGTTTCTTGTGAGCGATTTTCTTGCATAACCTGCCATATCGGAACCCTCCCACTATGTAATTACCACACTCTGCGTTTACACGGGCTTGTGACCGTTTATCGAAAACTCGATAAGCCGCATTACGGCAACCGCACTGGCTCCCCACCTCATTTAACGCCGCCAATTTCCCTTTTACATACGGCGTACCAATGCGAAAAACTTATATATCAGCGTAAGCGGAATGACCGCTTCCCCATTTGACCAAAACTCGTGGGCAAGACACATTTCCGATGATGGTCACGCCATCGGAGCAGCGGGCGATATGCCGCCCATCCTCGTGAGAAAACCTCACAGCAGAACCGGAACGGTTCACAAGCCCTTTTACCCGTTCTTTGAAAACATCATAGGACATATGAAAAACTCCTTTTGTGGATTGGCGGCTTTAGGCATAAGAAAAACCGCCGGACGATTACCCATTCTACAAAACTGCCAGCATTGGCATGGGTTCGGCGGCGGTTCTTCAAAACCCGCAGTTAGTTGTCTTTCTTGGTACGATAGTCCAACTCGTAGGACTTGCCGGTGACGATGCGATGGCAAACCTCAGCCAGATAATTGCGGAAATACCGGTGATTGGAACAGGTGACGGTCAGAGCCTTGCGGTTCTTCTTGGAATACACGGACATAAGGAAGTTGACATCGTGAGATGTCGCCTTATACTGCTCGCCCAGCATGGCGGTGATAACCGTCTGCAAAGTCTTGAGCAGATTGGTCTTGCTCACGGGGTTCTTGCCCATGTCAAACTCGCGGGCAATCTCGCTCATGGCATAACTATCATTGACCGCTTTGGGGTTGATACCCAAATCTACGGCTTTCTGCGCGGTCAGCAGAAAGTTCATCTTCTGGGCGATATGCGCCCAATTCTCGTTGGCACCGATTTTGCCGCAATACTTGTGGAGCTTGAGCAGGTCAATCTGACGCTCTTTATCCACGATAGCGCGGACGGGAACCTTGTCATCGCCCTTCTGCTCGTCCTTGACCCCGATGGTAACATAGGACAAGGTCGTGACTGCGGTGAGCATGGGATTATCAGTGTTTTTGCAGTCCTCAAAGCACATATCCCGGACAGTAGCGGTGTACTCGTTGACCTTTTCGGTCATAGCCTTTTCCGCTTTGGTTGCGTCCTCATACTTGCCGTTCTGGATTGCATCATTGTAATCCTTGACAAGGGCTTCGGCGTCAGAGCGCAACTGTGCCAATTTGGCGATGTTTTCTTCTCTGGTCATTTTGAAATGCCCCTTTCACAGTTTTTTCTTGGGTGATAACAGGTTTATCACTCAATGAAGCCGCCGAAGAAAACCCTCGGCGGCTCTATCAATGATAAACCCGATATTTGAAATGGTTCCGGCTCTGCATTTCGGCGCATGGGGTATATTTTTCCCCACAGCCGTTGCAGTATCGAACGGAACACGCACCATTTCCGATACTCATTTCTATCGGGGACTGTTCTGTTCAATTCGCAATACTTGACCAAATTCGGCTTTCATACCTATATGCCCTTGCTTTCGGCTCCTCGGAGCACAATACCCTTGGGTAGAAAACTCGGACGATACTACTTACTTTCAAAAGTCGTTCTTGTATAGCCATCAGTTATGCAAGCCGCACTTAGGTTCATAGGCGCAAACCTCCGGGGATTTTCACTATCTCGTACCATGAGCCTAACTCTCATGCACCGGCGACGCCTTTGATAGCAAAGGTACTCTATTGACATTCGCTCAATAGTGCGTTGGCTTGCCATTCCCGGAAGTGGCGAACATCTCCGCTTGTATTCCGTGGCTTGCCTTGCGGGGTCTTGCCCTGCACCCTTAACCGCAAGGGGTGTACCCTGTGAGCGGCGGGGCGGCGGGGCGTTCCTTGCGGTTGCGGGGCTGTCCAAAAGAAAAGGGCGGGGGCTTTTCGCCCCCGCCTTTCGTGCGGTGTTGTGTTCGGTTTAGTCCTGTGCGGTGGTCAGTCCGTGCGGGGTCAGTCCCGCCGCCGTGGCTTTCGTCTGTATCTGTCCCACGGTCTTTGCAATCGCCCTTTGCGTTACGCCTAAATAGGTTGCTATCGCCTTGTATCCCTTGCCCTGCATACGCAACCGCAAAATCTGTGCTTGTCTGTCGGTCAGGTTCAGACTTGCGACAAGCGCTTCATAGTCGGCGGCGGCTTGTCTGTCGGTGGTGTAATTGCCGTTGCAATCGTACCCGCCTAAATCGGTGTACTTGCCCATGCGGTAGTAAATAGCGTCCAGTCCGTCCGCTGTCATATCCTCTATGTAGCTGTACCCGTTGCGGGGGTCAGTCTGGACGGCGCGGGAATTTTGGACGGCCTGCCGCACAGCCCTGTAAACCTCTTGAATGGGTGTTGTTTCATCGTCCCTATATGCCGCGCTTTCGTCCGAACGGATATAGACACGGCGGGACAAGCGGCGAACGGTATACTTGCTATCAAGCCAACCTTCGCTGTTGGCGTGTTCGGCGGCTTGTTCCAAAATGGCAAGGGCGGCGGTCTGAACAAGGTCTATTCCGTCCGAAAGGGTGGTTGCCATAAGGTCAACAAGGGCGGCGGCGGCGTCCTTGTCCGCCGTGACGGTCACTAAATCGCCGTCGGCGTTGTAGGTTGTGGCGGTTGCGGCGTTGGCGTTGCGGCGGGTGTTGTCCAGCGTGGCAAGGTCAGCGGCAATCCCTCTTTTCAGTGCTACCATAGCGGGGTTAAATCCGGTGTTGCTTGCGGTGTCCCGCTGTGCGGCGGTCTTGCGCTGTGGGTCAATGCACTTGTTTATGACACTGTATGCAACGGCGGTTGCAAGGGCGGTTAATTCCTGTGCGGTGTCCTTGCCCTGTGCAAGGGCGGTTTCATAGTTGCGCTTGACGGTTTCAAATGCGCTTTCGGTGGTGGTGTTGGCTTTCGCCTGTGCGGTTGCTTTCGTGTTCGTGTTCATCTTGTGTTTCCTTTCTGCCGTTGGTGTTTTTGGCTTGCGGTGGTGTTGTGGTGTTGTGGTGTCCCGCTTGCCTTGTTCGGCATGAACAAGTATAGCACCACTTGCATACAATGTCAACACAATTTTTTGACATACACCCATAGCCGCAAGGGGTGTACCCTGTTGAAACTGTCCCCGCCTTGCTTGCCGCCTGTCATGCCGCCGTTGCCGCTGTGGTGTCTACTTGCCTTTTCGGTGCTATGGCAAGTAGGGGGGTGGTTATGGTCTTTTCAGCCCCCGCCGACAGCGTAAACAGATGTAGTCGGTTCATCTGACCCAAACCATCACTTTTTATTGCAAGCCCCACACGCCTTGATTTTACTTGCTTTCTCGGCAAAGAATGTCCAGAGGAACATGATTGGTTAAGCCCTTTGCGTGGATGCTTGTGAGGAGGATTCAACTTGTCCAAAAGAGAAAAGGGCTTAACTACGCCGCCTGTTATTTATACTTCTGTTTTTCACTGTTTTCCCTATGTTGTCTACTAATTATACTTACATTCCATAAAGGAATGTGGTATAATATCGGTATAATCAAGATAATTAAATAGACTACATTTTGATTGAGAAAGGAGAGCTACGATGGCTAAGATAATCCACATCGACTTCACACAGGAGGCTAAGCCCTCAACTGTCATCGACATCGCCACCGTCCAGCAGAGCTGTCGTAAGCTCAAGGCTGGCCTCATCGCCCCCGCTGCTGAAGAGGTACATACCGACCTTGCTGTCGAGCACTCCGCTGAACCTATCAAGAGCATGGATGACATCATCCGCATCTCTCAGTTCCTGATTGGACAAAAGCGGTTCAGAGATAATATGCTGTTCATTGTTGGTATCAACTTTGGACTTCGTATCAGTGACCTCCGTATGCTTCGGTTCACTCACATCATCAATGATGATTGTACTTTCCGTGACCGCTTTCCGGTTCTGGAAAAGAAGACGAGAAACACCCGCAAGCGTCAGCGCAACCGCTACATCACCATCAACACAGCAGTTGTAGAAGCTGTGACCCTGTACCTTGAGAACACGCCCGGCGTTCACCTCAGCGACTATATGTTCCGCAGCCAGTCCAATAATGGAGTGAACGAAAACAAGCCTATCAGCAAGCAGGCCGTTGACCTTATGCTTAAGGGTATCGCTAAAGACCTTGGCCTTGGTAATCGTATGGCGACCCACACACTGCGTAAGACCTTCGCCTATCATCAGATGGTGATGAGCGGTAACGACCCCCGCAAGCTGCTGCTTCTCCAGAAAATATTTGGTCACTCCACCGCCGCTCAGACTCTGGATTACATCGGTATTACCAGTGAAGAGATTGATGAAGCCTATCGGAACCTCAACCTCGGCAGCGTCAACCACAACTATCTGGTCGATAGTGACATTGGAGAGACTGAGATTTTGATGGCCTAATGACCATCTGCTGCATCTTGATAATCGCATATCGGATAAACAAGTTAGGACACACCGAGTGTCCTGGCCGTTTTGGAAAGTCCTTGTGCTGCAAGGATTTTCGATTCAAAGGTTATAAAGAAGGAGGAGTTTGAAAAAAGAGCTATTAAAAAAGCTACTCAAAGCAGGTTACAGGAGCTGCGTTGATAGCGACAGTATAACCAGTCGAGCGGCTTTTTTGTGTCCTAAAATTTTTTGGATGGTTTGGTTAATCAAAAATACGCAGAAAGGATGTGATGACACCACCAAATGAACCAGATAACTATTGTTGACGCCCGTATGGGCAGAGGTAAATCGTCGGCAGCTATTCGTTACATGAACCGGCACAAGGACAGCAAGCGGTTTTTGTACATCACCCCATATCTGGACGAGGTCGGGCGTATCTGCGAACGCTGCGACTTTGACCAGCCGGACAGCGACCACATGAGCAAGTCATCTGAGTTGAAGCTCCACCTTCGTCTTGGACATAATGTCTCCGCAACGCATTCGCTGTTTTATCTGATGGACGACGAGGCGCTGAAGCTGATTCGAGAGAGACACTATTCTCTTATCGTAGATGAGAGCATCCAGGTGATAGAGAGGTTGAATATCACTGATAAGGATTTCGACCTGATTGTCACACAGCTCGCTGAAGTTTTAGAAGACGGATGCATCCAGTGGAAAGATGAGGAGTACACCGGGCGGTTCAGCGATTACAAGGAGATGGCAAACACCCGCTCACTATTCCGGCTGGACAATGCGCTGCTGAACATTCTTAACCCAGAACTACTTCGCTCATTTGACGAAGTGTTCATGTTGACCTATCTTTTCAATGGACAGTACCAGAAAGCATACCTGGATTATTTCGGGTTCGACTACAGAGTAGTTGGTGTGGAGAGCGACGCCAATGGCTATCGATTCTCTGACAGGCCGGACGAACCGCCGCCCTTGGATTACCACGACCTGATACATATTGTGGACAGCCCAAAACTCAATGCTGTTGGGGACAAGACTTATACCCTGTCCAAGTCATGGTACGACAAACGGGGGTATAACAACGCTGAGATTCGCACGCTGCGAAACGGCATGAAGAAGTTCTTTCAAAGTGTCCAAGGCGGTGGTCAGGATACACGACTGTGGACTTGCTACAAGAGCGATGTAAACAAACTGGTAGACAGCAAAACAGGAAGGTTCCGAAAGAACTTTTTACAGACCAGTGCCAGAGCGACCAATGAGTACAAAGACCGTACCGATGTGGCATACATGGTCAACCGGTTTGCAGACCCCAACATCATGAAATTCTTCCATGCCCAGAATATTACTATTGATGCGGATGCCTTCGCACTGTCAGAGATGCTGCAGTGGATATGGAGAAGCGCCATTCGTGATGACCGCCCCATTAACCTATACATACCGAGCAAGCGCATGAGAGAGTTGCTCATAAATTGGATAGACACGACGAACGGAGGAAAGACGATTGCAGAATAGTTACCCTTATACATATGAAGATTCCGATGAGCTGTGGCTCAAGCAGGAGGAGATTCTTGAGAACCCGCTTGAAAACGAAGCGGAGCTGGAACGATACATAGAGCGCGAGCGGATGCGCTTTTACCGAGAATGGTTTCAATATACAGCCGAAGACTACGAGTGAGGCTTTTATTTTTCTCCTATCATAGCAATTAAATATAATACAACTGTGAGGTGAGCAAGTCTGGCAAAACAGTTAGTATGTCAGAAGTATATCTTCAAACTGCATAGCAGCAGACTGCGAAAGGCCAAGTGGAAGCTGACGCTGCCTATAGCGGAAGCGCGGCGAAACGATGAGGTCATTTCGCTTGCAGACAGCCAGGTATTGCGCTGGCTGGATGAGCTGAACGGGATTACCGATGCTGAGGCCAGAGCGAAGGAAATCAAGATGGAAATTCGGCGTCTGCGCAAAGAGCAGAACAGTGTGCAGAACCGCCGCCGTATCAAGCAGCTTTATGCTCAGCTGGATACTATCCAGTTCAAGCCGGATTATCTGTGCGTAATCATCGACAAGGAAAAAGACTACCACCGTGCCTGCCGTGGATTCAGCATTAACGGCATCAAGTATCAGCGGCTCTTGGGGACGAACGGCGGCGTCAAGAATGAGACGATTGTCTTTGTCAGCGAACGGCACGCAGATGAAATCCGTAGGCGTATCAACAACGGTCGCAATATGGAAAAGGCGATGGTGCCTGCCAAGCTGGAAGCTTATAACGCATTGACTTGCAGCGCATCCATCCCCGTGTCTATGCCGCACGGTATTCTGGTGGTAAGCGACTGTGAGACGGAGTTCCTGTCCGATATCATTTACCTGAACGATGAGGGCGACGGCGAACCTGTGATGGAGGAGCGTAAGCAAACGACGGTGCAGCTTAAGGAGTCAGACGGATATGGCCTGATGCTTCCATCTCTGGCAAGGCGTTGGTCAGAGGAGCTTGAACTTGACTATCTTGTCAGCGGAGTGAACACCAGATTCTCATGGGAGAAGGGTATGGTATTTACCTTTGACTTTTTGGACTTCGCCGAGAATATCGCAGGGACTTACATTGTCAAGGACGCATGGGGTAACGATGTGGATGTGCGGAATGTGGAACTGATACTGACAACATCCATGCTGAAGCTGTGGGACGCCTATGACAGCTGCGATGACTATGTGCAGAATTGTCTCCGCAACGGTTATACCTTCGGCGTGGCGAAGACCTGCCCCAGAGAGCTGGAAAGCGAGAGAACACTGAACTATCAGTTCATCCAGAGCTATGAGCTGGATGACGCAGATATGGAGCAGCTCATCAAGCCAACAATGGATGAGATAAAGGATGTGCTGTATGCCGATTGGGCAAAAACCGTTCTGTTTCTCAAAGGCGCAGGGCTGAACGAAGAGAATGTCGGCTGCATGGAAAACGACTTTATAAAGGCGTTGATGATTGAGCCCCACATTCTTAACGACCCCTATGTTCAGAGCAGCGTTTACCAGATGATAAAGAACCGCATTAACGAGGCTAAGGTGGGTGTGCTGAAGGTACACGGAAATTATTCCATTGTGTCCGGCGACCCCTACTCCCTCTGTCAGCACATCTTTGCCATGCCGGTGACGGGGTTGCTAAAGGCCGGTGAAATCTATAACCAGTACTGGTGCCGACAGGGCACGCAGAAGCTTGCCTGCTATCGGGCACCAATGACCTGCCACAATAATATTCGATTGGTGTATCCGAACCACAGCGAGGTGGCGGCTTACTGGTATCAGTATATGACGACCTGCACTATCTTCAATTCGTGGGACACTGCTGCCCATGCCCTGAATGGCATGGACAAAGACGGAGACCTTGTGATGCTGACCGATAACGATGTTCTCGTCCGCAACCTGAGAGAACTTCCTGCGCTGATGTGTGTGCAGCGTAATGCCAAAAAGAAAATCGTCACCGAGGCAGACTTCATTCAGGCGAATATCGACAGCTTCGGTGACGATATCGGAAAAACAACAAACTGGATTACCTCCATGTTTGATGTGCGGGCGCAATTCAAAAAAGGCAGCGAAGAATACGAGGCGCTTGATTATCGTATCAAGTGTGGACAGTTATTCCAGCAGAATGCTATCGACAAGGCCAAAGGTATTATTGCCAAGCCCATGCCGAGAGAATGGCACGACCGCCACAGCGTCAACACCATTGAAGACCCCGCCAAGCGCCGCTTTTATCAGAAAATCGTAGCGGATAAGAAGCCGTATTTCATGCGTATTATCTATCCTGCGCTGATGAAGCAATACAATACATACATAAAAAACACCAATAAGAATGCCATGCGTGAATTCCAGATGACGGTAGATGAATTGCTGGAGCTGCCGCCTAACGAACTGAATGACCGACAAAAGGACTTTCTCCGCTACTATGAGTCCCGGATGCCCGTGGGTAATCACGACTGTGTGATGAACCGGATATGCCGCCGTTTCGAGCAAGAGTTTGACGGGTATCTCGGACGGCACAGTGCAGAGACGGAGTTTGACTACACCGTTATGAAAAGCGGCGCCGCTTATACCCGTTCACAGTACAACGCAATTCTGAAGTTGTATGAGAATTATAACCACCGGCTGCGCAGCTATGCTGTGTTTGCGAACTACGAACGGGTAGACGAGTATGACACCTTCTCTAAAATGATGGAGATGCGCACGGAGTTCGAGCAGGAGTGCAGCAAGATTTGCTCCAATCGGTTTGCCCTGTGCGACATCGTATTGGACATTTGCTACCGGAAAAGCTCGACCAAACGGTTTGCATGGGAGATGTGCGGAAATGAAATCATCTGCAATCTGCTGAACAAGCACGAAGGATTGATTTCTTATCCGACTATCGACACCGCCGGAGAAATCGTGTTCTGCGGGAATCGCTTTACCCTGCGACAAAAAAGACTGGAGGAATTCAATGAGCATTGTTCTTAACGAATATGACTGGGCGGAGAGAATGTTGAACAACCACGAGCTTGGGCAGAAACCCGTGGAGACGCTTAACCGCATTTCGAGATACTACTATGCGAACCAGTACAGCAAAAAAGAGATTCGGCGGCTGCTCGACTCCTTTATGCTGCAGTGCGACCCGTCTGTTTCGCTTGTCCAGTGGTCGGATATTCTGGATAAGCTGACAAAGAATGTCGCTAAGTTCCCATTGATTCGGTTGGACGGGGTTGACATCACCGAGAACGAACTGCGAAAGATTGAGTCGCTTGAAGGAAAGCAGCTTCGGCGATTGGCGTTCACGCTGTTGTGTGTTGCCAAGTACTGGGATGCTGCATCCGACAAGAACAATCACTGGGTCAACAGTTCCGATAAGGAAGTCATGCAGATGGCGAACATCAATACATCTATCAAACGGCAGAGCCTTATGTTCGCAGAGCTGCGCAGTGCCGGTTTTATTCGGTTTTCCAAAAAGATTGACAATCTGAATGTGCAGGTGTGTTTTATGGAAAACGGTAAAACAGCAATACATATTCAGGACTTCCGCAACCTGGGCTATCAGTACATGAAGCATTATGGCGGGCAGTACTTTGAGTGCGAGAACTGTGGTCTAACGGTAAAGGTGCAGGAGCCCGCCAAAGGTCGTCCGCAGAAGTATTGTCCCAACTGCGCTGTGGAGCTTCACACAAGACAGATTGTAAATTCAGTAATGCGCCGAAGACAGGCTTTGAAAAATTGAATCTGTTTACAAAAAGTACCCCCGTCAAACCGTTGTGCCACAAGGTAAAAGGGCGTGTTTGATGGGGTGTTGTAATGAATGATAAAAGCAAATCTATAAAATAAAAATTTGAAGCAAAGGATGATAGTTCAGTGATTGCAATTACTTTATCAGAAAAAGAGGCCATTCGTGAGAGGTTCCCCCGTGTTCACATTGTGCGCACGATGAAGAGCGACTCAAAACGGCATCATTATTATATAGTTGAGGAGGGCGCCCCCATGAGACTGTTGCGCAGCCTGCGTGGGCAGGAGCGCCCTCGTGACAAACGAAAGGGAGTGTAAGCCATAGGCACCAATACAGCAAGCTATAAAGAAATGCGCAACATCGTTATGGGAAAGCTGGTTGACCACACCATAGACGATGAGTACGAGGATTTGAGCGAGCGTCTGTTTGGTGAGGGCAACTGCTTCAACTCCAGTGAAGTCCGGAAGAGGATGTACGGGATGCGTACCATCATCGAAGCTATTGAGCGTGACGGTGAGGACGCCGTATGCGATGAAGAGCAGCTGTCTGCACTGGAGACCAGACGCATTGAGCTGCTCAAGGAACGACAGAAGTTCTTTGACCAGAGAAATGCATTCAACAAACTAATTCGTGAGCGTTCCCGACAGGAGGAACTTAACGAGATTCTTGTGGAGGCAGTCAGGAACGGAAACTTACCTCGCCTTGCCTATGAGCCGTGCCACATCGAGTCGTCCGACAATGACCTGTTGGTCAGTCTCAACGACATCCATTACGGTGCGGATGTGGACAACCATTGGAATACATACAACTCAAATGTGTGCAGAGAGATGATGTGCCGATATCTGGACAGGGTCGTTGCTATCGGCGAGACTCATGGCAGTGAGAATTGCATTGTCTGGTCAAACGGTGACGCAATCAGCGGCAATATTCACCAGTCTATTGCTGTCACCAACAAAGAGAATGTGATTGAGCAAATCAAGGGTGTTTCAGAATTGATTGCAGAGTTCATTGCCGAACTGAGCAAGCATTTCAAGTCTGTGGTGTTTGTCAGTGTGGCGGGCAATCACAGCCGCATTACGCCAAACAAGGATGACGCTTTGCTCAGCGAGCGTTTAGACGACTTGGTCGAGTGGTATCTCGGCGCACGATTGCAGAACTTTGAGAATGTAACGATTGGTGCAGTGGAAGGAAGCTCCGTCAAAATCGACAGCACCATGTATCTTATCAATATCCGTGGCAAGACATACTGTGGCGTCCACGGAGATTTTGATGGTTCCACCAGCAAAGTGCAGGCATTGCAGACAATGGCAAGAACTCCGTTGTACGCTGTGCTGTCCGGGCACTTGCACCATAACAAGATTGATGAAGTGCAAGGCGTCAAGACCATCATGGCTGGAAGCTTTCTCGGAATGGATGATTACTGCGTACAGAAACGAATTTACGGGAAAGCTGAGCAGATGGTATGTATCTGCGATGCAGAGGGAGTTCGCTGTTCTTACGGCGTCCCACTTCAATAAACAACCCGCGAGGGCTGCCCGCAATGGGCAGCCCTCTTCTAATTTTGGTTTGTTTCCACCACCTACTCCGTTTCTGGAGAAGGAACGCAGTACGCATATTACAAGGCAGGCAACTCGAAGGTGAAGAACAAAGGTGGCTCCGCTAACATCTGGTGGGAGCGTTCTCCTTCTTCTGGCTACAGCAATAATTTCTGTCGTGTCATCAGCTCCGGCGCCGCCGACTTTCACAACGCCAGCTTCAGTCTTGGCGTCGCTTTCGGCTTCTGCGTCTAACCTCTCCACCCTGCCGCATTTGCTTTGACGCAGAATATAAGTTTTTACATGGGGTCGTGGTCAAGCGGCTAAGACACCGCCCTTTCACGGCGGTAACGATGGGTTCGATTCCCTCCGACCTCACCATATTTTGGGAGAGTGGTAGAGCGGTCAATTACAGCAGACTGTAAATCTGCCGCCTTCGGGCTGCGTTGGTTCAAATCCAACCTCTCCCACCATATTGCGGGCAGGACAAGCGGTTAAGTCGCAGGTCTCATAAACCTTGAGGAATCGGTTCAACTCCGATGCCCGCAACCAGTTTTTAATTCAATAGAAAGCGAGGTGGCTTGTATGCCCCGAAAAACAAAGCAAAACGAAATCACAAGCCCTGAGCTTTTAAGTCAGGTCAACCCGGAAAACATCCGTCTAAAGCATGATTTTATTGCCTATCTGCAGTCAGTGCAGCGCAGCCCTAAGACGATTGCGGGCTATGCAAATGACCTGGACATCTTCTGGGTTTGGAATTTGCAGAACAATGGGAATAAGTTTTTCCCGAAAATCTCCAAGCGTGATTATGCTGCATATCAGCATTGGCTCATCAATGAGAACGGCAATTCTCCCGCTCGTGTGCGGCGATTGAAGTCTGCGATTTCCTCGCTCTCCAATTATGTGGAGAACATCTTGGATGATGAAGATGAGTTTAAGGGGTTCCGTTCTACCGTAAGAAAGATAGAGAACCCTGCTATGCAACAGGTGCGAAAGAAAACGGTGTGGAGCGACGAAGCTCTGGACAAGCTTCTTGATGACCTGCTTGCCTCCGGGCAAAACAAAAAAGCCTGTGCCGTGGCTCTCGCTATGTGCAGCGGGCGACGCAAGGCAGAGCTTTGCCGATTCCGGGTTGACGATTTCAAAGATGACAACCTTGTATGCGGCGGGGCGTTGTACAAGACCAGTGAACCGATTCAGACAAAAGGGTTCGGCCTGGGCAAATACATTTACTGCTACACGCTGGCAAAAAAGTTCAAACCATATTTTGATGCATGGATGCGTGAACGGACGGAACTTGGTATTGAAAGTGAGTGGCTGTTTCCTGCTGGAACGACAAGTGAACAAATGAGTGAGACAACGCTCAACAGCTGGGCGAACACCTTTAGCAGGATGACAGGTGAAGATTTTTACTGGCACAGTCTGCGGCATTACTTTACAACGCACCTTTCCAAGCTCGGTTTGCCAGACAATATCATTCAAGACATCATCGGGTGGGAATCTGCTGACATGGTTCGCGTTTATAAAGACCTGAGCGCAGAGGAACAGATTTCGCAGTACTTTGACGAGAATGGTGATATTCGGTCTGACGCACAGAAGTCACTGTCAGACCTGTAACGGAAAGGAAGGCAAGGATGGATATTAAAAGGGTCGATTTAATCCAGCAGCTTGTGGACAGGCATGGCTACACGAAGAAGGCCGCCACAAGCATTGTTGATGATTTTACCAATCTTATTTTGGAAAATCTCGAAGAGGGCAATACAATTTCAATTCACAACTTCGGTTGTTTCGATATTTTGGAACGCAAGGCGCGAAGCTGTCCGAACCCACAGACCGGGGAGAAGGTCGATGTCCCTGCGCACTGGATTCCTCGCTTTTACCCTGGCAACAAAATGCGTATGGCCGTTAAGCTGTGGGAGGGAAATCATAAAAGGGGGCGGATGTAAATGGCAGACACCCCGAGACGCAGAAAGCTTGAAAAGACGACAGATGACTCAATGCTACTACAAACTTCTCAGAAGTTTTACTGCTGCAGATGCGGTACATCGTATAGCCGCAAGAAAGGGTATTTCCCTGTTAGCCACAGTCTGATGTACCGAGGCTCCGGCTATCTACCTGTCTGCAACGACTGTGTGGAGGATATGTATGAACAGTACAGAGCCTCCATCGGTGATGACAAAGAGGCTATGCGCCGGATGTGCATGAAGCTTGACCTATATTGGAATGAAGACATTTACAACATGGTGGAGCGCACCGTAGGCGTTAATTCTCGTATTCGTAATTATATCGGGAAGACCAATCTGATTCGATATATTGACAAGACTTTTGACGATACTATCGCAGAGGGCAATGCATTGGATTGCCAGCGCTCTGGCGTCATCTACCAAGAGCACCCCCAATCATTGGATGAAACCGAAGAGACACCAGTTGACCAGAAGATTATAGATTTCTGGGGTGCGGGATTTACATCTGATTTTTATGTAGAGCTTGAGCGGCGCTACCAGGACTGGACAAACGGCGTTCCTGTTGTGGAACCGAGCGAACGGTCTTTATATAAACAGATTTGCATTTTGGAAGCGACAATCAGTCGTGACAGTGCGCAGGGTAAAGCAATTGACAAGAATGTCAATGCACTCAATACGCTGCTTGGCAGTATGAACTTGAAGCCCGCGCAGAAAAAAGAAGGCGCAGATGCGGCGGTCGATGGGACGCCGTTCGGCGTGTGGATTCGGAAGTGGGAAAACACAAAGCCCATTCCAGAACCAGACCCGGAACTGAAGGATGTGGACGGAATCGTTCGCTACATCACGATTTGGTTCCTGGGACATCTTTGCAAAATGCTTGGCATTAAGAATACATACTGCAAGTTGTATGAAGATGAAATTGCCAAGATGCGTATTGAACGCCCTGAATACGAGGATGAAGATGATGAAACAATGTTCAACGACATCTTCAGCTCGGACAAAGCGAGTATCGCTGAGTGACACGACAAGAGCGCATTATGAGCGGCGCCGCCGTATGGTGCGCCTATTATCGAGCGAACCCCCATCGGTTTGCGAAGGACTACCTGCATCTGGACTTGCATCTTTTTCAGAAGATATTGCTGGTGATGATGAATGTCTCCACGACATTTGTTTTTATTGCAAGTCGAGGTCTGGGTAAAACATTCTTATCGGCAATCTTCTGCTGTATCCGTTGTATCTTGTACCCCGGCACAAAGATATGCATCGCCTCCGGCACACGGGGTCAGAGTATCAATGTGCTTGAAAAAATACAAACGGAATTGCGGCCATGCTCGCCGGAGCTGTGTAATGAGATTGACGATAAGCAGACCAAGATAAATGCAACCAATGCGCAGATTGTATTTAAGAACGGTTCATTTATTAAGGTCGTTACCGCCAGTGATAATGCACGAGGCAATCGTGCCAACATTCTGCTGATTGATGAGTATCGCATGGTATCCAAGGATATTATCGATACGATTCTCCGTAAGTTCCTGACGAACCCGAGACTTCCCGGATATCTGAACAATCCAGCCTATAAGCACTTGGCGGAGCGTAACAAGACACTATATCTTTCTTCTGCCTACTTCAAAGACCATTGGTCTTATACCAAAGCTGAGGACAACTGTCGGTTTATGCTGGATGATAAGCGAAAAGACTTCGTGTGTGGATTCCCGTATCAGCTGGCAATTCAAGAGGGGCTACTGTTCAAAGAGGATGTGGCAGACCAGATGGCAGAGTCCGACTTCAGTGAAGTGAAATGGAGTATGGAGATGGATGCCCTTTGGTTTGGCGACACGGACGGTTCGTTCTTTGAGTTCAACTCCATCTCGAAGAACAGGCGCATTAAATATCCCATGCTGCCGGAGCGCGTTTCTGTCCTCCTTGGCAACAACAAAATCAAAATCCAGCCAAAGCAGCTTGGTGAAAAGCGAATCTTGTCTGCGGATATTGCGTTGATGTCCAGCAAAAAGCATAACAACGACGCAACGGCTGTGTTCATCAACCAGATGCTTCCAACCAAGTCTGGAAGGTACACAAGCAATATCATTTATGGGGACTCTTCAGAGGGGCTTCATACAGAAGACCAGGCTTTGGTCATCCGCAAGCTTTATGACGAGTTCGATTGTGACTATATCGTGCTGGACTGCACCGGGCTTGGCCTCGGCGTGTATGACGCTTTGGTTCGAGATATGGTTGACCCGGAAAGCGGCGAAATCTATCCTGCGCTGTCCTGTTGCAATAATCAGGAGATGGCGGACAGATGCACGGTAAAGGGTGCAGATAAAGTAATTTGGGTAATCAAGGGCACTCCTGCGCTGAACTCTGAATGTGCTGTCCTGCTGCGTGAGGGCTTCCGAAGCGGTAAGATACGCCTTCTCGTTACGGAGTATGAGGCGGAAAATATCCTGTCTGAAATCAGAGGATATGCCAGCCTTTCACCGGCTGAGAAGGTCAAGCTACAAATGCCGTACATTCACACAACTTTGTTGGTTGACGAGCTTGTCAAACTACAGCATGACGAGTCTGGCGGGCGGGTAAAGGTTTTTGAACGGGCGGGTATGCGGAAAGACCGCTATTCCAGCCTTAGCTATAACTACTATGTGGCGGCGCAGCTTGAGAGTAAGCTTATCCGCACAAAGGCGGCAGAGTTTAACTCCAGCGATATCTTCATGTTTAAGCCGCCCAAAATAAAATAGAAAGGTGGTGATACCTGAGTGAGCAGTTCTGAAAACGGCAAGTCTACCAATATGGAGGGCATGATTGGTATCTCCAGAAAGTTCGCCCTACTCAATCACTTGATTACAAGGGATTTGAACAACAACACCAATGCGCCTACATTTTCTCTATATAAGAAAGACGACATTGCTACATATCTGACAGACCCGTACCGATATGAGAAGCAGCTTCGCAAGGCAGTTACTTATATCTACGGGGCAAGCTCTCATTTCCGCAGGCTCATCCAGTATTTCACTGGCCTTTCCGATTTTGCGTATGTCGTCTCTCCGTACCATATTGACCCCAAGGCTGTTAATATGAAATCGGTCAACCGCAATTACAGAAAGGTTTTGAATACCATGTCTGCAATGAATGTGCGGTCGCAGTTTCCCAAAATACTGACGGTGTGTCTGCGCGAGGACACTTTTTATGGGACACTGTGGGTCACAAGCGACAGCATTACCATCCAGCAGCTTCCGGCTGATTACTGCGCCATCTCGACCATTGAGGGGAATGTGTTGAATGTGACATTCGATTTTTCTTATTTTGATGGTCACTCACAGTATCTGGAGTTCTATCCGACAGAGTTCCAGACAAAGTACAAGGTTTATCAGAAGAACAGGCAGAAAAAGTGGCAGGAGCTGGATTCCCCGACATCCTTCGCTATCAAGTGTAACAACGATATTCTGGATTATGCCATTCCCCCGTTTGCAGGTATTTTGCGGGAGGTGTATGACCTCGAAGATTATAAGCAGCTAAAGCTCACCAAGACCACACTTGAGAACTATGCCATGCTGGTTATGACGCTTGGCATCAATGCAGACGGCGAATGGCAGATGGATTTGGACAAGGCCAAAGAGTTTTGGCGCAATCTGGATTCCGTACTGCCGGAGGAAATAGGCAGCGTTCTCTCCCCCATGCCTATCAACAAGATAAGCTTTGAGAAGTCCAACACCGGCGATACGAATACCATATCTGACGCTGAACAGAATCTCTTTACAGCGGCTGGTGTATCTTCGCTCCTGTTCAACAATGACAAGGCGTCCGCAAATGCGTTGCTGCTTTCTATTAAGGCAGACCAAGCGGTTACCTTTGGCATTGTAAAAAGCATTGAGGATATGGTCAACCGCTTCATTCAGTATCAGGGGTACGGAAAGAATTTCAAAATCACATTCCTTGATTGCAGTCCTTTCAACAGAAAAGAGCTGGGAGATATGTATCTCAAAGCGTGTCAGTATGGTCTTCCTTTTATTTCCATGTATGCGGCATCGCAGGGGTTGTCTCAGAGTGAAGTTGATTGCATGAGTTTCCTTGAAAATGATGTGCTCGGTCTTGCTGAACGGTTTAAGCCGCTGCAGAGTTCTTCTACGCAGAGTTCTTCTGCAAGCACTGCAGCAACCGATGAGGGGGGCGCTCCGCAGAAGAATACGGGTGACCTGACCGACTCCGGTGAGCAGTCCAGAGAAGACTCTGACGACTGGGGCTAATCGGAGGTATGTATATGGAGAATTTCATTTATGTGTTTGATGAGAATGCTCGTGACCAGTTGCTGTCCAGAGGGTGTGAAATGCTGGGGCAAAATAACGAGAAACATATCTTTGTGTTTTTGAATACAGGCAATCTGAATTTTGAAGACGAGGATATTCGATATGTACTGTCAGACACGCTGACATTCTGACCCACGCTTGCACAAAGCGTGGATTTATTTTATCCAAAGGTGGTGAACTGTGATATGGGCGAGAGAAACATGAGCATCGTGTTCTCTTCCGGGATACGCAATCTTGTTGAGCGCAATTCATCTTTTGACAGCGGCGTTCTCCGTGTAGCGTACACCGGGAAAAACCGCAATAACAGCTTCATCAGCAAGGAAACCTTTGAACGATGTATGCCGAGTATCTATAACTGTCCTATTGTGTGCAACTACGACAGGGAATCAGATACCATCGGGTCACATGATATGGAGCTTGTCTCTGACGATAATGGAATGCGGATTGTGAATATCACGCAGCCGGTAGGCGTGATTCCTGAAAGCGCAAAGTATTGGTGGGAGGAAATTGAAGATGACTCCGGCCTGCATGAATACCTCTGCGTGGATGCGCTTATCTGGAAGCGGCAGGAAGCATACCGCAAAATCAAAGATGACGGCATCACGGATGAGTCTATGGAGATTACCGTGAAAGAGGGCGGAATGGTCGATGGCGTATATGTTATTGACCGATTTGAGTTTACCGCCTTTTGTCTCTTGGGTACGGCAAAGCCGTGCTATGAATCAGCATCGTTGGAGATGTTCTCATGTGATGATTTCAAACAGCAGCTTGCAATGATGATGCGAGAATTCAAGGATTCGTTTACTACAGCACAACCCTCGCAAGAGGTTGGCATACACCCACAAAATTATTCGGAAGGAGGAGAAGAGGTATTGGAACAGAAAGTTGCACTGATGGCAGAATTCGGCCTGACTGCCGATATGCTTGACTTCAACATTGAGGAGTTTTCCGTGGAAGAGCTTCGGGCTAAGTTTGAAGAGTTGAAACCCGCCACCGCTGCTCCCGCAGCAGAACCCGAGAAAGGTACTGAAAACTTTGCCCTGGAAAGCCAGTTCCGTCAGGAGCTGTTTGGCGCTCTGGAGGCAGAAAAGGTTGAGACCTGCTGGGGCATGGATTCTCACTATTGGTTCTGGGACTATGACCGGGATGCGTCCGAAGTGTACGCAACCGATGTCACGGACTGGAATCTTTACGGTTTCCCTTACTCAATGGATGGCGACCATGTGGTCATTGATTTTGCCGGTAAGAAACGCATGAAGCTTGCACTTGTCCCGTTTGATGAGGGCGGGCAGGCTGACCCCATCAGCGGTATGTTTGCAAAGGTTGCTGAGAAGTACACCGCAAACGATACCCAGTGGGCGGAGAAGTACCAGACCGCCTCCGACACGATTTCGTCTATGGAGAACGAGCTTGGCACTTTGCGCCAGTTTAAGACAGACACCGAGAACGCCATTGCCAAGGGCGAGCGGGATGAAGTCTTCGCTCAGTTTGAAGACTTGGTCGGCGTCGAGGCATTTGAAAATCTGCGTGAGCACTGCATGGACTACACGGCAGATGTTTTGGAGGAAAAATGCTACGCAATCCGTGGCAGAAGCGGCGTGACCGCAAAGTTCTCTTATGAACCCAAAACCCCCAAACTGCCCATCCAGCGAGCAGAACCGACGCAGGAGCCTTATGGCGGTGCGTTTGCTGAGTATGGCTTTTCTAAGCCCAGTCAGCACAATTAAATAAACAACAAGGAGGAGTCGATTATGGCTTATACAGTTATCCGTACCGATTTGATGAGCGGTACCAAACAGCCTGCTGACCTCGTTTCTCTGCGCTTTTATGGTGTGGACGGTCAGCCCGCCGAGGTTGAAAACGGCGTTATCGTCAAGCTTCAGGGATATGAAGATGGTGAGCGCGAGGTGATGAAGGCTGTCGCCGCTACTGCGGACGATGACCTGAATGAGTGCGCTATCGTTGCTGGCGTTGAGGTTATGTACGATGAGCGCAAGAAGAATCTCGATGAGTATATCAACGAGGCCGGTAAAGCAGTGCGTGGTTATATCCCCCGCAGCCGCAACATTTTCTCCGTGACCAAAGAGGGTTTTGTGGGCGGTACTGCTCCCACCAAGGGCGCCAAGGTCGGCATTGGTACTGGTGGCAAGATTGATGCTGCTGGTACTGGTTTCGGCACCTGCGTGGATGTCGAGGTAGCCGGTCGTTACACCTACTATGCCATTAAGATTGGCAAAACTGAAACCACTGCGGCATCTACCCCCAGTGTTGGCGGTTAATTTGAAGGGAGGAGAATAACTATGGCTGAAATGAAAGATATCATCAAGATTGCCGTCGATGCCTATCACGGCAATGTTGAGCAGTATTCCGTTGGTCAGTCTATGGAGCTTTTGCAGAAGGCTCTGATTGAGGCCAATGGCGGCAGCACAACTCTGAATTACAAAAATATTCGTGACGGCAAGTGCAGTGGTCTGTTTACCCTGATTGAGGAAGTCCTCAGCCGCACCGTTGTTGAGGGTCTGCAGGGCGATGAATATTTCAACGCACTGGTTGATTTCCGCAATGTCGCTGAGGGTGACAAGAACATCTTTGAAGTGGAGGACAGCACCCTGTTCATCGTATCCGAGGCAGCGGACGGCACTCAGGGCATCCGTCGTCAGCGTCTTGGCGGCTTCAGCGAAGTGTCTATTCCCACTTCACTGAAGGTTGTGAAGATTTACGAAGAACTCAACCGTGTGCTTTCCGGTCGTGTTGACTTTAACCACTTTATCAACAAGGTGGCTGAGTCCTTCCGTCAGAAGTTGCTCAACGATGTGTATGCTCTGTGGAGCAATGCATCTGCACAGGACTTCGGCGGCGTGACCTACTTCCCCGCCGCTGGTGCATACGATGAGGACGAACTGCTCGACCTGATTGCTCATGTTGAGGCTGCTGCCGGTGGCAAGGCTGCTACTATTATCGGCACTAAGAAGGCAATCCGCAATCTGGATGTCACTCCTCTGGGTGACAAAGCGAAGGAAGACCTGTACAACATGGGCTACGCCGGTAAGTTCTATGGCACTCCTGTCGTTGTGGCTCCCCAGCGTCATAAGGTCGGCTCTACCGACTTCGTGCTGGCAGACGATATGCTGACCATTATCGCCGGTGACGACAAGCCCATCAAGTGCGTGTACGAAGGTGACCCCATTGTTATCATGGGCGAGCCTACCGCCAACGGTGACCTGACGCAGGAATACCTGTATGGCGAGAAGTACGGCATGGGCATCGTCCTTGCTGGCGGCAACGCCGGTATTGGCCGTTACGAAATCGCCTAACGGATAGACAACAGACAAAAGCGGGGCTCCTTGCGAGCCCCGCATTATGTATGAAAGGGAGATGTTATGTCTAACGAAACAGTAAGCAAGCCCAGAACACGCCGCAGCCCGGCAGAGGGCACAAGCACCGCCGCAGAGCGGCCTGCTGCGGAAGTCTCCGAAACCACAAAAAAGCCTGTGGTTCCGAAGGAGATTGACCCCAATCAGATTATCACTGTTCGCAACGGCTTTCAGGGACGGCTTGTTTATAAGAGCAAGCGCACCGGCGAGCGTTGGAGCTGGGAGTCTTTTGGAGCAGAGCAGGATATGGAGCTGAGCGAATTGAAAAACGCAAGGAACTCCAACAAGAAATATTTCATCAACAACTGGTTCATGTTTGATGAGGACTGGGTTATCGACTATCTCGGTATGAGACAGTATTACAAGAACTCTTTGAACATTCAGGATTTCGACCAGTTGTTCAAGAAACCCGTTGGCGAGATTGAGGATATTATTTCCAAGCTCTCGGAGGGACAGCGGAAGTCTGTGGCGTATCGCGCCAAGCAGCTTATCGCAGAGGAGGAAATCGATTCAAACCGGGTGATTAACACATTGGAGAAATGTCTTGGTGTTGAGCTGGTGGAACGATAAAGGAGCGTGACGGTGAATGAGTGTTTCTTATGATGTGTTCACAGGTGCGTTCCTCTCTAAAGTATCAGAATTTGATTTCGTCAATATGCGTGTATTTGAGCGCAACTCTTTGATTGACGGTTACATGAAGCGAGCCATTGCAGCTTTCAGAAAAATCTGCAAGTACGACCTCTCGACTACCGGCGATGATGTTATCCGTGAGTTTGATATCGATATTGCCGACGGAGATTTGGATGAGCTGGCAGATATTATTTCCGAGGGTATGCTGGTACAGTGGATGAAACCTTTTACATACAGGCAGGAAAGTCTTGAGAGCGTCCTGAACACAAGAGACTTTACCACCTATTCCCCCGCCGAACTGCTGATGCGGATTGGAAACGCATACAAAGCAGCTCAAAAGGATTTTACGAATATGATGAGGGAGTATTCGTACAACCACGGGGATTTGACGGACTTGCATATATGATGATTCAGACCACGGTGGGCGTGCCGATGGACGCCACGATGCTGAATAACTATTTCCGCGCCCTCGTAAATCTTTTCTTCAAGATTCTTCCTATTAAGGAAAGCGGAGAAAGTTCATTGGAAGTTTATATGAGAAGTCTCCAGGCGGAACTGCTTGGGTGTAAGGAGCTTATCGAAGCAATTCACGACGACCCGCTTCTTCTGTCATTGATTGCAATTTTGCAATACCTGATTGATACGCCCGAATGCGAAGTAAGCGTTGTAAAGCGAGAGGTGTTTCGCGCCATTTCGATTTGCAACAAGCTGAAAGCGAGGTATGCCGTACAGCAGGAGGTGTCATAATGAATCCCTGGAGTACTTATCAGGCCAGAATGGCGGCAAACGGCACAAATAAAAGGGACGCCGTAAAGCGTAGAGAGTGTGCCTTTTTGAACACAAAGCTTCCTTCAAGTCTGTCCTACCACAAGCTGACTATAGATGGGCAGCCACGCGAGTTAGCAGTTATCAATTCGGACAATCTGAATATGAAAACACTGTGTACAATGCCGGGAGAAGATTTGCCGCACGGCGGCCTTGTGCATTGGATGGACAATTATTGGCTTATCACAGAAAAGGATGCCAACAGCGAACTGTACGCCAAAGGCACTATGCAGCAGTGTAATTATCTGTTGCGTTGGGTAGCGGCTGATGGAACGATTGTTGAGCGATGGTGTATCATCACAGACGGAACAAAATACCTGACCGGTGAATACGGCGACAACGAATACATTGTCGTTCGTGGTGACTCCAGAGTGTCCATGACGATTGCAAAGGATGAGTACTCCATTCAGTTGAACCGCGAAAGCAGATTCTTGATTGATGACTATGACTCTCATAATGTTCTCGCCTATCGTCTGACAAAGCCGTTTAAGCTTGGCGGAAGCTTCAATGGAACCGGCGTTCTGAATTATGTTCTGACAGAATGTAATACCGAGGACACCGATAACTTTGAACTGCACATTGCCAACTATTACAAGTACTTCCCGAGAGAAGGGCAGGAAGGTACGCCTGATGAGCCCGGCAAAGATGGCGAAGAAACACCGGGCGGTGACACTCCCGGCGGAAAGAAGGTGTGGTTCTGATGCAGCTTGAAGAGTTCTATGACTATAAGAACCAACTGATGGATGACCTGCTGACAAATGCAGAAATCATTCGCCTTTTGGACGACAACTACAAGGACAGCGACCAACCGGAGAGGTTTGTATATTCACAGGTATTTCCCTTTGAATATGTACCGGACACCATTGAGCATGGTCAGACCTTTATCTGCTGTGATGTGGATGTACAAAAGTCGCTGAATAAAACCTTTTTAATTCCCGTTCTGTATGTTTGGGTCTTTACCCATAAAAGCAAGATGAAGCTGCCAAAGGGTGGCGTCAGAGTGGACAGGCTGTGTTCTGAAATTGCCAAAGCGGTAAACGGAAGCAGGTACTACGGGCTTGGCGAGATGGATTTATACGCAGTAAAAAGGTTCGCTCCGGTGACGGATTATCAGGGAAAGGTCATGACATTCCAGGCAAAGGATTTCAACCGGGTATCGCCCACGGGCAAGCCCGTTCCATCCAACAGGAAGACCGGATAAATGCGCACAAGAAATATGCTTTATCGGCGTGAGTACGACATCAATGATGCTATTCACATCAAGATTCCAACGGTTGGAGAAATCTTGGAATGTGAAGATGGGTACTACAGCATTGTGGCGATGCTGACGGCTATGCCGATTGATATGATGGTTCAGCTTGATGATATCGGAATCGACTTTACCACCATTGATGAATATGACCTTTTCCTTCTTTTGGTCGGCACCCTGAAAGAACAAGATACCTCTCTTGTTTTTGCAGACCTTGATTTGAAACGATTCCAAGCTGCCGTAAACGAGCAGAACGGGAACATCGTGTTGGTCGATGAAAGTTCAGGGGTAGTTATCGACCGAGCCATTCACGCACAGATTGCCGGTGCGCTCAGGAAAATTCACCATCTTGAGAAGGATAATCGCAAACCAGCCAACGGTGAAGCCAAGGAATACATGATTGAACGCGCACGCAAAAAAATGCGCAGACAGCGCAACCGAGAAAACGCTTCTCAACTTGAGGAGTTGATTGTTGCGCTCGTCAATACAGAACAGTACCACTATGGATTTGAGGGGACACGAGAACTTTCAATCTATCAGTTCAACGAAAGCGTGCGACAGATTATCAAGAAAATCGACTATGACAACAAGATGCACGGCATCTATGCTGGCACAGTCAGCGCAAAAGACCTAAGCCAAGACGATTGGAATTGGCTAACCCATAAATAGGAGGAATGTCTATATGAATATCAATGATATCACTATCACCAGCCTTGAGACCATCAATGCTTTTGATATCGTGACAGGCGCCTACAAGTTCACTCTGGATGAGCTGCAGAATGCGACCATTGCACAGACTCAGGAGAAGACCGATATTACCGGTAAGCAGGGTCGCAAGCTGAACTCTCTGAAGAAGAACAAGGCTGTTACCGTCAGCGGCACCAATGGTCTTGTGTCCGGTGGTCTGCTCGAACTGCAGGTTGGCAGCGAGTTCGAGAATAAGAAGACCACTGTGAAGTGGACGGATTATCTTACCGTTACCGGTAATGCGGCTGCCACACAGTACAAGGCCGTCGGTACGACCGGCAACGAGATTGAGTCTGTTTATGTCAAGAAAGCCGACGGCACTCTTGGCAAGACGCTGACTCAGGGCGCCGAAGTTGCCGAGGGCGTGTTCACCTACAATCCCACCAGCAAGGCGCTTGCCTTCAACGAGGGCGAGATTGCTGATGGCACTGAAATTGTCGTGTTCTATATGCGTCAGATTCAGGCCGATGTTCTGGAGAACCTGAGCGACCACTACTCTGGCAAGTGTGCTCTGTACATTGACGCTTTCGCCGAGGATAAGTGCGCCAATGTGTTCCGTATTCAGTTCTATATCCCCAAGGCTGACTTCAACGGCGAGTTCAGCTTCGAGATGGGCGATAACCAGACTGTTCATGCTTTTGAGGCAGAATCTCTGTCTGGCGCCTGCGGCACCAGCGGCGCCCTGTGGACTTATACCATCTTCGGTGCAAACGCTGAGGATGTTGCCTAAGAAAGTTGGTGACACAGATGGCTTCTGCGGTCAAAAAATGCCGGGTATGCGGTAAGGAATATGAAGCCTGCCGTAGTGCCAATCGAGCTGCAGGTGTATTTCGCTGGCAGGAAGTAGCTTGTTCGCCTGAGTGCGGTGCAATCTATCTGCAAAAGATTAACGAATCTCGTGGGATTGTTAATCCGCAGAAGAAGACCAAGCGCAAGAAGTGCGCAGAGCCTGTCATTGAACAGGTGGTTGTTAATGCTGAGCTTATCGGTGAGAAACCTGTGGAAGAGGAATAAGTAACCGGGAGGGTGGAGTAATCCGCCCTCCCTTTTTCTATTAGGAGAGATATGGCGAGAACAAAATTCAATGTTGACAAAGACAAAGACAAACGAACATTCGCAGGAATTGTGTTCGACAGTCAGCTTGAGATGAAATATTTTCGTGATGTGCTTTGTCCCAGAGTGGAAAGCGGTGATGTGGTTCATTTTGAACTACAGAAAAAATATGAACTGCAACCAAAGTTCACACACGATGGAAAGACGGTGTTACCGATTACCTATGTGGCAGATTTCTACATAGAGTATGCCGACGGACATACAGAGGTGATTGATACCAAGGGTTGTCCGGACAGCGTTGCTAAAATTAAGCGAAAAATGTTCTGGCACAATTATCCAGATGTGCGCTATCGATGGATTACCTATGTAAAAAAATGGGGCGGCTGGCTGGACTATGAGGCCGTACAGACTTTGCGCAAAGAACAAAAGCGCAATAAGAACAAAAAGGAGGACGCAGACAATGGCTGATAAAGAGAAGAAGATTTCGATTGCATCTTTTGATAAGGTGTTGAAGGAGCAGGCTGTTCCGAATACGACAGAACACTGGTTTGGTAACGAGGTCGTTATCAAGCATACGATTTCGATTGCACAGATGCTGGCATTTGTGGACAATGTTGTGTCCAGTTGTTTTCATGATGAGGGGTATATGCCGGAGGTCAAAGACCTGCTGATTAAAAGTAACCTCTTGACTCGATATGCAAACTTCACGCTCCCTGAGAATCTGGAGCATCGATACACGCTTATTTACAACACGGACGCTGTGGCAATGGTGAGCAAGCATATCAGTTCCGCCCAGTTTGATGAAATCCTTCGGGCGATTGATGAGAAAATCGACTACATCTGCAACACCAATATCATGGCGATTGAGAAGCAGATGCAGCAGCTTGCGGCATCCTTTGAGGATGTTTCCAAAAAGACTTCAGAGATGTTTGCCGGGGTAAACGGCAGCGATGTTGCGAAGCTGATTGGCGCTATTGATAAGGGCGGCGTAGATGAGCAGAAGCTTGTACAGGCCTTTCTTGAACAAAGAGAGGATTATAAAGAATGAGCTTGTCAAGCAAGCTAAACGCATGGATTAGGTCTCCGCAGGGGCAAGCCCGCTTACAGGAAAAGATGGCGGAATACACCAGAGACGGCGTAGAAAAAACTGCCGCCGGAGATTCTATCGTTCCTGAAAAGCGTGGCTGGGAAGCTGCCGCAAAGTTTATACAGGTTCTTCAGATGACGGCTAAAAGCTATGACCTGCCTGAATCTGTGATGAAGCACATTGACGAGATGGACAGCGGAAGCATCATTCGTATTGGAGACGGCTTCGAGGTTCCTTTATATTTTGGCGGCGACCTACATCGTGATTCTCTTGAGAACGACGCTACGAGTTATGGCGGAATCGACAACATTGTGGCTTTGTTTAATAACGGATACCACGCATCCAACTATGTATATGGTTGGTGGGATGGTCACTCACCATCTGGAGAGGCGATTGGCCGTTCGCTGCACAACGAAGACTTTGCATGGGTGCGCAGCAAAAAAGAGCGTGAGGCGCTCAAGTTTATCCAGCAGGCAATCAGTGATTTCAACGGGAACTATGGTTCTGACTACAATGTAACTGCGGTTGCCGCAGAGATATATGAACAATAAATTTTGAAAGGCTTGGCTTTGTGCCAAGCCTTTTCTTCGTAAAGGACGGTGATGACGATGGCAATGGATGCAGATGTACGGTTACTAATCGGCGTCGCTCGCGGTGGTGCAGACGGTGACAGTGAAGCTCTGATTCGCAAAGAGCTTGCTGAAATCATGAAGAACATCAAGGCTACCGTGACAGTTGACACCAAAACATTTGGCGAGCAGCTGCGTAAGGAACTGGATGCCATTAGCAACAGCGGCAAATTCTATGTCAATTTGTCGAAGATTAAAATCGGTGCCGGTGCCATTACTGATTTCAGGAAACAGTTAAGCGCCGTCATTAACACAATCAACCTTGATAAGGGGACAAGTGTCACCCTTACCGCCGAAAACATCGGCGAAGTCAAGTCAAAACTGAAGGACGCAGGCGACGCAGCAGACGAAGCCGCCCGCAAGGTTGCAGCGTTCAAGGTACAGATGGAGGCGCTTGGGCATCAGAAGACTGTTGTACAGAGAAGCTTGAACGGTCTGGTTGACAGCGGTGTGTCTGAAAGCGAGAGCCAGCGTGTGGCATCGTTGGTGGAGCAGTATCGCCTGTGGGCGATGAGCGTGGAGACGGTTCGTGCGTCCAAAGAGGCTACAAGCGATGAGTACAGACTGAGTCTTGAAGCAGAAGGCGCAGCCATTCTGGAGAACATCAACCGGATTTACGCTGAGCGTCAGGCTGCGGAAGAAGCTGCTGCGGCAGAGGCTGCTGCGGCAAGGAGCGCAGAGGCCGCCAACAAAGAGAAGATGGCGACCATCAACGAGGTCATCAGTGCTTATAAGAAAGTCAGCACTTACATTGATAAGAATCCTCGCATTGACGGTACGGAGCTGGAACAGCTCAAGCTAATGCGAGAGCAGCTGCTCGGTGTATGGAACGACAGTAAGAATGCCGCCGATGGTATGACGAGCATGAGCAAGACAGACTTGCGAAAGCTGCTGTCTGATTTTGCCGCACTGGATACTTCCATTACGGAGTCCGGCAAGAAGGGCAATACTCTTGTAGGAATCATCTCATCCGCTTATAAGAAGTTCGGCGGATGGATGCTGGTGACGAGAAGCCTGATGGTCATGGTCAACAACTTCAAGCAGATGGTGACCAATGTACGGGCGCTGGATGCGGCCATGACCGAATTGAAGAAAGTTACCGATGAAACCAGAGCGACCTATACTCGATTCTTCAATGAAGCGGCTGTGCGTGCCAAGAGCCTTGGGGCAACGCTGACTGATACGATTACGGCAACAGCAGACTTTGCGAGACTGGGCTACTCCATTAGCGAAGCGGCAGAGTTAGCAGATGCTGCGCTGGTCTACAAAAATGTTGGCGATGGCATCAATGATATTTCCGAGGCGTCAGAGAGCGTCATCTCTACCATGAAAGCATTCGGCATTGAGGCTGCCAATGTAATGACCATTGTTGACAGATTCAATGAGGTCGGCAACCGATTTGCCATTTCTTCTAAGGGCGTGGGCGACGCATTAGTGCGTTCAGCGTCCGCTCTTGCAGCTGCCGGTAACAGCTTAGACGAGAGCATTGCCTTGGTAACGGCGGCAAACAATGTTGTGCAAGACCCTGAGAAGGTCGGTACAACTATGAAGACCGTTTCCATGTATCTTCGTGCGGCAAAGACCGAAGCGGAAGAAGCTGGTGAAAGCACAGAAGGTATGGCAGAAAGTGTCTCCAAGCTGAGAAAGGAAATTCTTGCGCTAACCAGCGGACGGGTTGATATTCAGCTGGACGAAAACACCTTCAAGAGCACTTATCAGATTTTGAAGGAACTTTCCAAAGTTTGGGGAGACCTTACGGATATTACCAAAGCCAACATCATGGAGATGATTGGCGGTAAAAGAAACAGCAATGTGGTAGCATCACTGCTGAACAACTTCGCAGATGCGGAGGCTGTTCTTGAAGTGGCGATGAATTCAGCGGGTTCTGCACTGAATGAAAATGAGAAGTATCTCGACTCTATCAATGGTAAGGTTGCGCAGTTCCAGGCCGCATTTGAAAAACTCTCTGCATCGTTTGTAAACTCCGGGCTTGTTAAGGGTGTTGTAGATGGCGGGACGGCGATTCTTGAAACACTGACCGCAATCATTGATAAACTGGGTTCGTTCCCTGCTTTGATTTCCACAATCACTGCCGCTGTAACCGCATATAGCGGTGCCAAAGGAAAGAACCTTGGAATCTTTGATGTTGTTGACGGTAAAGTAGGGCTTTCCGGAGGCATTACGGATTGGTCTGCGGCAAGCAAAAACATAGCCGAGTATAACAAGGTTCTCGGCTCATCTATACAGACGCAGCAGATATTCATTAAATATCTTGATGGTACTGACGACGCTCTGTCTGGCTATCTAAAGTCTCTGAAGGGCGGCAAAGCCTCCATGTCCGGCTACAAAGCATACTGCAAACAGGCTGGCATAGAGACCAAAGCGTTTGGTGCAAGCTCAAAGGCAGCCGCGATTGGTGTAACGGCGCTCAATACGGCCATCAATATGCTTATTTCGTTGGGAATCGGATTGGTGATTCAGGGAATAATCACGGGCATTACGCATTTGATTAACGCCAGCGATGAAGCGATTGAAAAAGCAAACGAGCTGACCAATGCGTTTAATGAGTTCCGGCAAACAAACTCCGATAACATCGATAAATTGCAGTCGTTGAAGGAAGAGTTTGAGACGCTTTCACACGGTGTCTCTCGCTATGGTGAGAATATTTCACTGACAGCAGATGAGTATGACCGATATAAGCAAATCGTTCAGACGATTGTGGACATCTCTCCCGCACTGTCAGAAGGCTATAGCATTGAAAACGGTTATCTTGCAGACAAGAATGAGCTGATTGAGCGAGCTATCGAGCTGCAGGAGCAGCAGTATAAGAGCGAGCTTCGTCAGATGACAACCACAGAAAAACTTTCTGAGGTTATTAAAGGATATGCAGCATCTTATGATAAGCTGAAAAACAGCGATATTCTAACCACTGATACGGATTTGTCAAACAATATGTGGGGTATGTTCCGTGTCAATGATAGAGATGTGACGCCCGAGTTTGCAGGAAACTCTGGAGACAATAAGAGCCGATATTTGTCCGAGCAGATTATGAAGGCTCTTGGAGTAACCGATATTGGCAAGGAGCTGGAAAAATACACCAACGAGTACGGCTATTACCAATGGGGCGATTTCTGGGACGACTATGCAGACCAGGTATCTCACAATATTGGAAAGATTGCGGCCTCTATTGACTATACGGAAGTTGGCTTCGAGTCTCTCTCTGATTTTGAGGCTGCTGTCGAAAAGACAAAGAACGCTGCTGTCCGTTATGGTGAGGCACGAGATGGGCTTGAAAAGGCCAATCAGGATGTTGCTGACCAGCTGAAGCTTGTTGCGCAGAACAACGCTGCTTATGATGATTTAAGTACAGAAGCACAAAACATTGTTTCCAACTTTATTGACCGTTTTGGCGTTGATGATGTTACGAAGAAAAACTTCTGGGGAAAGATTGTTCCCGATGAAGATGCCATTACCGATATTAAGGTTCAGATAAATGACTTCATCGACAAGCTAACGCCGGAAGTACAAAATGCAATGACTGGCCTGTTCGACCTGAAGGGGCTGTTCGATGCCGGTGACATCAATGTTGATGAATTCCAAGAAACTGTCAATGCGATTATCAGCGACCTTGAAGCAGCCGGGTTTGACGATGATACCATCAAATACCTTAAACTCTCATTAGAAACCGACACGGTTGAGCGACAGCTTGCTGCTGTTAAAGAAGCTATCGGCGGCGTTGGCGGCAAGTACGATGCGCTTTTAGGCGAAATGTCCGCGCAGGAGCTGGAAATCGCTTATAACATTATCTCCGAAGAAGGCTCCATGACCTTCGAGGAATTACAGGAGAAAATCGAATGGCTGAAATATGCCAACGCCGATATGGTGAACACCCTCGATTTCTCCGATATGATATCCGGCCTGGATAGTGCGAAGGATGGCCTTGACAGCATCATCTCTGCAATGGACAGACTGAACTCTGGCACTGCCATGACAAAGCAGCAGCTCGCCAATCTCGCCTTGCAGTATCCGAAGCTTTTGGAACAGGCAGACCTGTTTGTTGATGGGTCTATCGATGGTCAGCGACAGTTGCTAAACAGCGTTCTTGAGATGAATGAAGCTGAATATGATGCGCAGCTTGACACGAAAATCGCAGAGTTGAAAGCGACCGAGCAGGTTATCAACGACCAGCTTGCGATGGAAACGGAAAAGGCGAACATCATTGCCGATATCAAGAACATGACTGTGAACGGCCAGGTTCAGCAGGAAGAGGCTCTTATCGCTAAAATGAACGAGCTCAACGACCTGCAAGGCCGGAATTATGTTGCGATGGAAAACGGTATGCTGACCGTAAACGAAGAGGCTCTGAATAATAAACTTGGCAAAGAGAACGAGTATGGTCAGCAGGCAACGGAGAACATTTGGAAACCGTATGCGAATACCATTAAAAGCGCACATACACAAGGATTCTCCAAGTCGCTTGAGGCAACCAACAGCTACGGCAATAGTCTGTTTGCCAAGATTCGCAACATTGCTTCCAGCGTTTGGGGCGCACTGAGTCAAGCTGTTAAGGATGCTACGACTGGTAACTGGCAGGGTATTTCTCACTACTTCCAGTCCGCAGTATCTGGCGCCGCAGGTAACACCTCGATTGATGCTGGGGATGTTATCGTAACTTTTGATGGTGCAGCAGCCTATGTCGGAACAGAAACGCTTGACAATTGGATTTCACAACAGGAGCAGGCGTCCGCCCAGCGTATCGCCGCGCTGGAAGATTTCAAACAGCGGACAGTCAACGCCTACAAGAACCTTGAGGCGCTGCGTGGGCTTGACCTGACGAGTATCTATGGTTCTGCCGGTAGTTCTTATGGCAGTAGAAGCGATAGCAGCAGCGGAGGCAGCTCAGATGGCGACAGCGATACAAAAGACAAGATTAAAACAGTCGAAGAATATATCGCTGATATCGATGCTTATTACGAAGCTGAGAAGCGGCTGCAGGCTGCACAAGAACGGGCAAACTCTCTGGCGAAAAAGCTGAAGTATGCGGAAGACCCGGCTGAGAAAATTAAGCTATCCAGCGATTTGATTGATGCCTATAAAGAAGAGATGGCCGCTGAAAAGGATTTGATGGAGCTGAAAAAGAGCACCATCGCATCCAATGTCGGTGCTCTTCGGGCGCTTGGGTTTGAGGTCGAGTATAACAGCGAAACAAATGAGCTGTATATTAAGAACCTTGAACATCTGAATGAGCTTACGGCGTCATCTGCTGGCAAGTATGACACGCTGCAGGAAGCGACCAATGCCCTCCGCAAGGAAACGGAAGGCCTGATAGATGTGACGGAGCAGCTCAACGATGACAACATCGACGCTGCGGGCTCCATTGAGGATTTGGGTTATCAGGTTCAGGAGACAAAGAACAATATCATCGATTACATCGAGGAAGTCTATAAGAAGCAGATAGATGCTTATCAAAAGATTATAAACCTAAGAAAAGAGATGATTGAGTCCGCCAAGGACGAGTTCGACTATGAAGCTGATATTGCCGATAAGGTCAAAGAGATAGCAGACCTGCAAGCCAGAATCGACCAGCTTGCTCTGGATGACAGCAGAAGCGCACAGGCAGAGCGGAATACGCTAATGCAGGAGCTGGAAGAAAAGCAGAAAGACCTTGCAGACACACAGAGAGACCATTCTGTCGAAGCTCAGACCAATGCCTTGGACAAGATGGGCGAAGACTACGAGTCTGATAAAGAAGCGGAATTAGAGCTGCTCAGAAGTACCGTCAGTTCTTCCGAAGAACTCTGGACGGCATTTTACCAGACACTTCTTGGGCAGAGCGTATCTGTTGGCGCATCTATCGATGCGGAGATTTCTTCTGCATGGATACGGGCTGCGGAAGCTGTAAGACAATACAGCGATGCAGTGAGCGGCGTAAGCGGCGTTGGCACCGTGGTAAGCAATGTTCCCAAATACCATGATGGCGGCGTTGTTGATGAAGCAAACCTCAGCAAGGATGAAGCTCTTGCTATTTTGCAAAAAGGCGAAGTCGTGCTGAATGATGCTAAGCAGAAGAGCCTGTATCGTATCATCGATTTCCAGGCGGAACTGTCAAAGCGCCTTGGCGTGGTTATCGGTACGCTACCGACAATCTCGGCTCCGTCATCAGGCATCAGAGACACCATGAGTGGATTGACGCAAGACATTATCGGCAGTGCCGCACAGAGTCTCGTGTTTGAACCGCACTTCGAGGTCAACATTACCCATAGTGGTGAAATGGCCGACACGGACGCAAAAGCCTATGGCGAACGGATTGCCGATGTGGCAATTGACAAACTTTACAGCGCATTTGAGCGGCGCGGCATCAACAGTACGCGAGGCTCAAGGCTGAAACCATAAGTAACCCAACGGGGAGATACGGGCAACTGTATCTCCCCTATTTCAGAAAGGAGGTTTTCTCAAAGTATGGTAGTTGATTTCTCAAAGATAGACCTGCGGGAACCGCCAATGCTGATTCTTAAAAATACGACCGATGTACCGATTGGCGTGCTGGGCTATGCCATGAATATCACTGCTGATATTAAATATGATGAAGCCTCTGTGATTGAGTTTAATCTTCCGGCACAGGTGGATGGCGAACCAACCCCGTACTATGATGCGGTCATTGGTATGCGCATTGTTGAACTGCAGAATATCGGCCAGTTTATCCTTGTGAATCCCAAAGAGACCGGCGATGGCGTGAAGAAGATAAAGGCGTGCAAGGGGTATTCCCTTGAGTACGAATTTACTTTCAAAAAGCTTTCACTGGCAAACGCCACCTATAATTTTTGGAACCCTGTTACACCGGACAGTACTCTGCTCGGTATTATCCTTGAGCTGATGCCATCGTGGAGTGTCGGGAGTATTGACAACAATCTTGTTGGAAAATATCGTACCTTTGAAGTTTCTGACGAAAACCTTTATAACTTTATCAAGGGTACGATACAGACTTCATATAACTGCATTTTTGACTTTGATACCTATCATCGCAGAATCAATGTTAAGGATGCTTCTTCTGCAGTTCCGACCAATCCAATTTACATCTCTAACGCCAATCTTGCAAAAGAGATTACGGTCGAAGAGAATACGGAGAGCATCGTCACCCGGTTGGATGTCAACGGTGCCGACGGCGTAAACATTCGTGATGTGAACCCCAGCGGAACCAATCAAATTATCAATCTGGATTACTTCATGAATGCCGACAACTTTAATCAGGCATTGATTGATAAATACTATGCGTGGAAAGAAAGCTACGCAAACTATCAGCTCCCTTACTACAATCTGTCTGTGGAATATGTTCTGCAAATTATGCGTAAAACCACGGAACAGACGGCGTTGGTTGAGTTGGAAAGTGAACGGACGATTTTGGAAAACGAACAGGCAATCATCATCCAGGGTATTGCACGCGACCTTGTTCCACAAAGCAAATTGGATGATGTAAACACCAGAATTGCCGCAAAGCAAGCTGAAATTAACGCCAAGAACGAGGAAATCAAAAGCATCGAAGCGCAGGCCGCATCCATATACAGTGAACTGGTTACGATAAATAAGGCAGCTAATTTCAAATCATACTTCACGCAGGAGGAGTATTTGCAGCTTGACCGATACTTGAAGGATGATGCCGTATCAGAGAGCAGCTTTGTCGCACAAACAACTGGTTCCTATACCGACGAGGACACAGGCAACCATATTGCCGACAAGTTGATTGGTGTTAGCAACGCCAACATTACTTATGTAACCAATACACGCAATAAGGAAATCTATGATGTCAAGGGCGGCAGAATCAAAACCGACTTTATTGATGCAGAGGTTATCAGTGCGGCATTTGAAAAAGCGCCAAACAACAGTTTTGTGATGACGGCGTATCTCGGTGCAGGTACAACTGGCGACCGGTCTTTCCCGAAGGGGTGTATCTCTTTGACGGGGACTGTGTCTTCCGTTACGCATGATGTGAAAGCGGATGCCGAAATTCCAGACCTGTTGGTCGGCTCGAAGCTGGATATTACGGTCAGTGAGGGGTATCTATACTTCACGCTGAACACCAGCGAGTATGAAAAGCGTGCTGTCGCATGGGATTTGTTTGAATATGGCAACGAAATTCTGACCAAAATATCGCAGCCATCCTACACATTCGGCGTGACGGGAGCAAACTTCTTATGTCTTGATGATTTCGTGAAGTTTAAGAATAAGCTGCGCCACGGTGAAAAGCTCTATGTCGGTATCAGCGAAGATGAAACGCTGGCGCCTATCTGCGTAGGTGTGAAGGTAAACTTTGATTCCCCTAACGACCTGACGCTGGAGTTCAGCGACACCTATACTTCTGGTGATAGTTCCTTTTTGTTGGCTGATTTGTTGGAGCAAAGCGTCTCAATGGGTAAGAGCGTAGACCTGAACAAATACACCTATTCTGCGTTCATGGACAGCGGCGCCTCTACAAAGGTCAAAGATTTTATGAAGACGGCACTGGATGTATCCAAGAACGCCATTATGTCTTCTAAGGAGCAGGCTATTTCCTGGGGCGATTCCGGTATTCGACTGCGCAAGTGGAGCGATGAGGCACACACAGAGTACGAGCCGAAGCAGGTGTGGCTGAACAACAACAGCATTCTGATGACCGGCAACAACTGGTCAACGGCAGAACTGGCTATCGGTAACTTCTATGATGAGAACCTCGGAGATTGCTGGGGTATCGTCGCCCCCAACATTGTTGGCACCCTGCTCGCTGGCAGCAACCTTGTTATCGAGAGTGCAAAACAGGACGGCGGCGTATCGGTGTTTAAGGTAGATGCCGAGGGGTGTGTGCTGCACAACAGTAACTTCAGCATTACCAACGAGAAGAGCAACTCGCATATTCTCTTAGACCCGATGCATGGCCTGATGATTGGTAAGTATCCGCTTATCAACAATCAGGGCGTTGTAGATGACAGCAAGAAGCTTTTCTATGCAGACACCAACGGGAACCTGACACTGAAAGGCACCATCTATGCTACAGCTGGTTCTTTTAGTGGTGAGGTTACTGCGTTGAGTGGTTACATCGGCCAGCCGTCACAGGGTTGGACTATTATCAGTGATGCGATGTACAATGGGAAACCTTCATTTTCAAGCGCCGCTTCCGGTATTTATATCGGAACGGACGGCATTTCTCTTGGAACGGCAAGTAACTATATCCGTGCCAACAAAAACGGCTATCTGCTTGCAAACAATGTGAATGTTTCCGGTCATATCGAGGCGAACAGCGGTGTTATTGGCGGCTGCGAAATCTCCAACGGAACACTACAGGTCACTAACGCAAACATCATCAGTATCAATGCCAGTAAGATTACAGCGGGCACTATGTCTGCCAACAGAATTAGCGGCGGCACGATTGACGCAACCGATGTGACCATCAAGAACCTGAATGCAAGCAATATTACATCGGGTACCATTAACGGTAATGTCATCAGTGTCACAAACTTGAATGCAAGTAACATTAAATCTGGTACGCTGAATTGTAACAATATTACCGTTACCAACTTGCGAGCGGACAGTATTACAGTCGGCAAAATAAACGCAAGCCAAATCAACGGGTTGCCAGCCAGCCAGATTACCTCTGGGCAATTTACAACATCCAGAATTCCAGAACTGAATTGTTCCAAGATTACATCGGGCACCTTTGACCCTGTGCGCATTCCGGAACTGAGCTGCTCCAAGATTACTTCTGGAACTTTTGACCCTGTGCGCATTCCGAATTTATCTGCGAATAAGATTACGACAGGAACACTTTCCGCCAACCGAATTAGCGGCGGCACACTCTCCGGTATTTCCATTAGTATCGGGGGTCGTTTTCAAGTAAAAAGTGACGGGAGCATCTACATCTATGGCCGCGCCGGTAAATACACCGGATGGCACTATGGCATTACCGATGCAATCCCATATATGAACAATACGATTGACCAGTGGCTGATGTATTTCTTCCAGGGTATTTGTATTGGTTACGGTAATAACAAGTAAGAATTGGAGGGAAAGATGAAGGCGGCAGCTTTGATTAAAGAGGTTCGTGAAAGTACACAGCATCTTTACGATTCCTATCAAAAATATCTGGAAACAGATGGGAAAATGGGGTTGTGTTGTTTTGACCCCGATTTGCTCGAAGAACGATTGAAGAGAAGTGACAGAGACATCATTGAACAGGGTTTGGCAAAGGGTGTTTATATTGAGGATGCTGAAGAATACCTTGCCAAGCTTGGCCGGTGAGTCTCAGTGTGTAAGAAAGGAAAATATATATGATACAGGAAAAGATTAACAGAGCCTATGAGTCTCTGATGAAGCTGAACAATTTCAAGCTGCCTGTTAAAAAGGCGTATGCGGTATATAAGCTGGTTCAGGCGGTTGACAACGCATATCAGTTTGCACTCTCGGAAGAGCGCAAGTATCTGGATGAGTTCCACGGTACGCTGAATGAGGATGGTAATATCACCTTCTTAACCCCCAGCGACTGCGCTGCATTCAAAGTAAAAGTAGACGAGCTGTGCAATATGGAAGTGGATATTGCAATCGATGTTGTAAAGCTGGACGAGAATGACCTCGGCGAACAAACACTTTCGCCTGCGGATATTTTTAACTTAGAGGGCTTTGTTGACTTCACATAATCACAAGGAGGTGGACTATGGCGTTTTGGGGAACTGAGTTCATTTTTGATGATATTCCCTGCTCTGAGTTCGGACTCATGGTTTACCACTTCGGTTCAAACGGGCAAGATGATGTGAGCTTCAAGAACGGAGAAATCATCGAGGATAGGATTCCGGGAAGATACGATGCGCTCACCTATGGGCTGGTGCAGAACCAGTCGCTGGAATATACGCTGGTCTTTGGGGCAAACATGGAGTCACTTGACGCAAACGCAAATCTGGATAGGTTTGAAGTCGAGGCGATTGCGGCATGGCTCACCGGACACAGCACAAGAAAATGGCTTGTGATTGTGCAAGATGATATGGAACCGTTTCGATACAAATGCACGATTTCAGAGCTGAAGCTGATAACCTACGGCGACTTACCCTGGGCTTTCTCATGTAAGGTCAGCTGTGATTCGCCATTTGCTTATACCTTGCCAGACGAATACATATATACAGTCAGCGGACAGTCACAGGTTCGCCTATTCAACCGAAGCAGTTATAATGGTTTCTACAGGCCGAAGATGGAGATAACCATGTATGGAGGAGACGGCATCTCTATCCAGAACCTCTCGGATAACAACCGAACATTTCAGTTCAAAGAGCTGCCGGGAGGCAACTCTTTAACTATATATGTGGACAACAAGAATCAGGTTATCACAGACAGCATGGATTTGAACCTGTACCCATACTTCAACATGAAGTTCATGCGGCTCGTCAAGGGCGACAATCTGTTGAAGATAACCGGAAATGCCGAGGTGAAATTCATTTGTGAGTTCCCTGTGAACATTGGAGGGTAATGATGATTAACAATGTTTACAGTTTGCCGGAGCTTGACTTTGTCGGCGGCTCTTCTGAGGATTTGGTGTTTCATGTGTATTGTGATAAGACCAATCCAAAACCGTTTGGACTAACGGGCTGTACGGCAAACTTTTCTATTATCAACTTCGTAAACAAAAACGGTGCTCCTGTGGTTTCAAAAACCATGACCGTGCGTATGGACGAATCAGAGACTTTTTACAACATCCTGTTCGTATCACTTCAACCGGATGACACCGTTGATTTGTTTGGAAAGTTTGTGTACCAAATCACGATTAAGGATATTGACAACAATGTAGATATTCCCCAGCAGGGCGTTATCTACATCCATAACAATATCAACAAGGAGTTTGTGCGAAGATAATCTTTGTTCTTAATCAGAAAATAGGAGGATAACCAGTTATGAATACAACTTACTTCTTAAACCTGGCGGCGGGCAATCTTTTCGGAACCAAAACAAGTCCAGAGATTCCCAGCAACTACTACATTGGCCTGAGCACTTCTGCTCCCAATGTTAATGGCACGAATGTGAATGAGCCCTCTACCTCCGCCGGTTACGCAAGGGTGAAGCTGACTACTCTGAGTGAACCTGCGTCCGGCGTTGTGACCAACACGCAGGCAATCAACTTTAATGAGAGTACTGCAAGCTGGGGCACCATTACCCATTTTGTCATTTATGACTCCGACACCGTCGGCGGCGGCAATCTTTTGATGTATGGCGTGTTGTCCACACCCAGAAGCGTTGAGACGGCAACCATTATGACCATCAAGGAAGGGTATTTAAGCCTGTCTGCCCAGAACCCTGCGTAACAAGGAGCTGATGCAATATGGTAAAGGAGTTTGATATTTATCTGAAAAGGCGCATCACTGAATGCGACCTTATCGTCTACTCCCTTCCATATCGTGACGGTCTCACGGCTACCAATCGCATCATTTTGGAAAGCTGCATTGAAAGCTATACCTTGCAAAAGTTTGTAGCGATGCAGTTCGGTTCCGAGCTGGTCTCGCACATTGACAAGATGATTAAGACTTGCTATGAGAGGCTGAACTGGGGTACGGCTATCAGTGCCGACGCAGTGTTTCAGACACACTACATCATGAACCCAGAAGCTGGCGCTGTTGAGCTGGCGGTTGAGGATATTCCGGCTTTGGAAACGATGTTTGCGGAAGCGGAGAGCTGCATGGTTTTGAATGCGGCTCCGCTTCTTGCAAATATTGCCAAGTCACTTGGACACGGGCATACAGCCATTGCGTTTGACGGTGGCGTTCGTGATACGCTGAAATGGGGTCTGATGTCCCCGGAGGACAGCATTGTGCTGGACGCTGTTGTATCTGGGACACAGGCAATCGACTATATCAAGGTGGATGCGCCAGTGGTGCCTGGAGCAGAGATGGTGAATCTCTGCTACCGTATAACGAGTACCGCAAGTATGGCTATGGAAATCGCGGCTCTTGTTCTTGGTACAGAGCTGCATTTCTCTTTTGGCCGGGCGTATGGCGGTATGGCTTTTGACGCAAAAGTGTCCGGTGAGCATTTGCGGAAATATGAACTTGTAGAGAACAACCTGCGTATTCTGGCAGATATCACAGAGTCCATCCGGCAGTTTATTGCCACGGATGGAACGGCGGTTGACATTAGCGTGAGTGCAAGCCCTATTTTGAAGCGTCATAGGCTGCTTGCTGAAATGGACGCAGACGAGCTTTCAGAATTTAACAACATGACGCTGGACGAAGTTGACTTTGTCATTCTATAGAAACGGAGGTGATATGAGTGATTTATATCAAGCTGGACGAGAGTATGAATCTCGTTATGACAGTGAATGAGCCGATTTATCGGGGCGATAACCTGAATCAGAAAATCGTTTATTTGATTCCGTTGCAGGTCGGCGAGGTGGATATGTTGGCTGCCACTCCGTATTTGAGCTACATTCGCGCAGACGGTGTAGCTGACATTGTTCGCCTGGAACGAACAGAGGAAAAGTATAAAGAGGCCTATTACCAGTATGTCTTCCCTGTATCTTGTCGGTTGAGCAAGTACCCCGGTGAGGTATGTACCTGGTTGCAGATTTTTTCCGGGACTCCATCTAACCCGACAATCGCCAAGAGTGGTGAATGCTTGCTGTATGTGGAAGATTCCAAAAACATGGATGACTACATTTGTGACCATCAGCTCTCAGCCATCTACGCTTTGCAGAAACAGACGGAGACGACAGAAAACGGTGTGGCAACCATCCGTGTGGAAATGGATAAAAAGGGTGATAACCTTGTTTACGACTCTGAGAAGAAGGTCTTGCAGATGTCATCCAACGGGAAGCGTGTTGGTGATGCCATCGATATGAGCGAGATGGTCAACGACGACGAGACGATTCATTTCGGAGATAAGAATAACGACCCGACAGCAGATACTGAAGCGGTTATTTATTTTGGCTAATGGGAGGTGAGATGAGATGGGTGTGAGGGTTGCATACGGCAAGAAGTCAAAGATTACAAGCGCGATTGCGTCTGGTGTGATACCAAAGGATAGTTTGATTATCACAAGCGATGCAGAGGAGTCAGAGTTGTTCTTCTATGACGCTGCCGGTAATATGAAGCGCATCTCTGAGCGCAAGCAGTTTGCGACCATTAGCGAGGCGCAGGCATGGGTAGATGCCTATGGCTGCGACGGAAATATTATTTCTGTGCATAACGGCTCTGACTGGGTGCCTTACATTGTTTCTGGCGAAGGTGCATTAACCCCCGTTGGTTCAGGTGAAATCAGCGTTGAGGATATTAAAACCATCGACGGCGGAACGGCGCACGGTATTCAATGAGACCATTCTGCAAAATATTTTGAAGGAGGAAAGTTATGCCTAATAAAACTATGAAGACTAAAATTCAGGTTCGGCGTGACACCACGGCGAATTGGCTGACCAACAAAGATGTTGTACCTGCCGCAGGCGAGCCCTGTTTTGACCTGGAACTGGGCACGCTCAAGATTGGCGACGGCGTCACCAGCTATGAGAATCTGAAGGAAATCAGCGGTGGACAGGCCGCACATTATGAGGGTGTAAAGGGCGACGGCGAGAGTGATACTGATGTTATCAGTCGCGTGTTGACAGCCGCTGGCGCCGAGGCTCAGAAAGACGATATCTTTGTCGTCAAGGCGCTGATTGCCGGTGGCAAGTATTCCTATACTGCCTATGTCTATGATGGCAGCGTGTGGGCTGCTATGGATGGCAACTATAGTGCAGAGAATGTGTACTTCGCCGACGACCTTACCTATACAGCAGCCATCGGCGTTCTGACCGTACCCAGTTCCGGCTCTGGTACGATTGCTGCCTCCGGCAAGAATGTCAAGGATGTGCTGGCTTCTATTCTGGCGAAGGAAAAGAATCCTACCGCTACCCAGCCTGCCGTGACGATTACCTGCAAGCAGATTGCTGCGTATGAGGTTGGTTCAAAAGTAATTCCTGCATACACCGCTTCTCTGAGTGCAGGCAGCTATACATACGGCCCCGCAACTGGCATCACGGCTACCGCATGGAGCGTGACGGATGGCACTGCCACCAAGGATACCGCCTCTGGTTCCTTTGATGAACTGACGGTTGGCGATGCTACCAGCTATGCTATTACCGCTACGGCGACTCACGGTGAGGGTGCTGTTCCTGTAACGAATCTCGGCAACGAGTATGCAGCCGGTAAGATTGCTGCCGGTAACAAGAGCAAGGCAACGGGCAAAATCACCGGTTATCGCAATAGCTTCTACGGTACGCTGGAGGCGAAGGACGGTGAGGTGAACTCTGCGCTGGTTCGCGGACTGAGCGGCAAGAGCGGTAAGGCTCTGGCAGCTGGCAACAGCTTCAATCTTGCGATTCCTGTCGGTGCAATCCGTGTTGTGTTTGCTTACCCTGCCACGCTGCGTGATGTCAGCTCTGTGCAGGATGTGAACGGTATGAACGCCGAAGTCAAGACTGCTTTCACCAAGAGCGTCGTCTCTGTTGAGGGCGCAAACGGCTATCAGGCGATTGACTACAAGGTGTATGTGATGGACATGGCAAATGCCAACGATACCGCCAACATCTACAAGGTCACAATTTAACATGGAGGTGACGCATAATGGCTGATTTCGGTAAACTGAATTTTGCGGTTTCATTTAATCCGCAGACTGCGTTCCCTCTGGACGCACGGTATTACTTCTCTACCCTGAGCGCCGCTCAGGCTGCCGCCGCTGCCGCTGTTGAAGTTGGTAGTTCGGACGGCGTTTATTTTTATGGTGAGAATGTCTGCGTTGTGACTGACTCTGCCGCAGACCTGTATATCATCCAGCCGGATAAAACTCTGAAGGCCGTCGGTACTGTTGTGCTGGGCGATGACAAGTCCATTGAAATTGTTGATGGCAAGGTCACGCTGAAAGGCTTCAATTCCGCCACTGCTGGTCAGCAGCCCCGCATCAACGCGGCTGGTACTGCGTTGGAATGGTACACGCCTGACACCAGCACCGTATCCGGTCTGGCTGACACGGTTGCAGGCCATACACAGGATATTCAGAATCTTCAGAACGGCAAAGCTGATAAGGCCACAACACTGGAAGGTTACGGCATCACGGATGCTATGACCGCCACCGCAATTGCAGAGGCAATCCAGACGGCCATCGCCGCCACCGGTCATGCCAGTTTCAAGAAGGTCGGCACTGTACCCACAGCGGCTGAGGCACAGGATAATGTTCTCTATCTTGTGATGAATGCTGACACCGGGTTCTATGACATCTACGCTAAAGTAGAAAATGAAGTCGTCCGTCTGGATGATGTGAGCGTCAATCTTGATGGCTACTCCACCACCGAGCAGATGAACGAGGCGATTGCTACTGCTATTGCCAACAAGGTTGACAAGGTGGATGGCAAGGGTCTTTCCACTGAGGACTTCACGACTGCGCTGAAAGAGAAGCTGGTTGCTCTCCCCGATGATGCAGAAGCGAATTTCGTCAAGAGCGTTTCTGACGAGTTCACTGTTTCTGCGGAAGGCAAGCTCGAAGTCAAGGAGGTCGCCCAGGCCAAGGTTACTGGTCTGCCTGATGCTCTTGCTGGTAAGGTCGATAAGGTCGATGGTAAGGGTCTGAGTACCAATGATTTTACCGATGAAGCAAAAGCAAAGCTCGATGGTGTAGAAGCTGGCGCAAACCAGAACCTGATTGAAATCGTTAAGCTGAACGGCACCGCTTTGGACATTTCCGAAAAGGCCGTCAATATTCCGGTTGCAGGTGTGACTGCGGGCGTTGTTACCAGCTCTGCCGATGAGAACAAGGTCGCCGTTGCGGAAGATGGCAGCATGGAGGTCAACAGCCTGAATATGAGCAAGCTGGTGCAGTCCGAGGGTGATACGCTGATTCTTGATGGCGGCAACGCTTCTGTGTAAGCAAGCACATCGTTTATGGGCGGGAGGCATACTCTCCCGTCCTATCTTTATAACAATGAAGAAGGGTGATTGATTTATATGGCTACTACTACTTTTAATACCCGCATTTCCCTGAAGTATGATACTTATGCTAACTGGGTTGAAAAAGACCCTGTGCTGCTGGCAGGTGAGCTTGCGGTTGTCGTTGTGCCTGCCGCCACCGGGGCTGTGGCTAAAGAACCTGCCATCCTGTTCAAGGCCGGTGACGGTTCTTCTAAGTTCAGCCAGCTGCAGTTTGCCGCTGGTCTGGCTGCCGATGTGTACGACTGGGCAAAGGCTGAGAATAAGCCGACTTATTCCGCCAATGAGATTACCGGCCTGTCCGACTACATCTCCGGCGAAATTCAGGACACTGATACCCAGTACAAGCTGGAGGTTGATGCGGACAATGCTCGCAAATTCCATCTGTATTCTCAGGCAAAGGGCGGTTCAACATGGTCTCTGGTAAACACTATCACCATCCCCGATGAGACCGTTTATACATTGATTGAGGGTGGCGCCAATGGTACCGTTAAGTTCAATGGTACTGATGTGAAGGTGCATGGTCTGGGCACGGCTGCTTATAAGGATGAGGGTGCTTTCGATGCCGCCGGTGCTGCCACTACCGCATTGGACAATGCAAAGACATACGCCGATGGTAAAGACGCCGCTATCGCTGCGGCCAAGAAAGCCGGTACAGACGCCCAGGCCGATGTGGACGCATTGGAAGAGCTGGTCGGTTCTCTGCCTACCGGTGTGACTGCTACCACCGTTGTGGGTTATGTGGATGAGAAGGTCGGTGCTATTCCTGCGCAGACCGACTATACCGTAACTGTCACTCCTTCTACCCCGGATGGCGTGGCAAAGCGCTACAACATCAAGCAGACCGCAACCAATCTGGATGTGAACATCGATATCCCGAAGGATATGGTTGTGAAGTCTGGTACGGTTGAGACAAAGGCTGAGGCTGGTGCATGGGGCGAGGCTGGTACATACCTGCATCTGGTTCTTGCCAACGCTACTGAAGACAACATCTACATCAATGTTGACAGCCTGATTGAGTATGTCACTTCTGGTTCCAAAGTTGGCGACCAGATTGTAATTGATGTTAGCGCCGACCATAAGGTAACTGCTACTCTTACGGAAGGCTCTGTGACTCTGGCACAGCTCCACGCTGATGTGCAGACCGCTATCGGCAAGGCTCATAGCCATACGAATAAGGCTGAGCTGGACAAGATTGTTACTGGCGATAAGGCAAAGTGGGACACTGCTGAACAGAAGGCTCACGAGCATGGGAATAAGACTATTCTCGACGCTATCTCTCAGGATAAGGTCGATGCGTGGGACGGCGCTGTTACTAAGCAGCATGAGCACGCAAACAAGACTGTGCTTGACGGCATCTCCGCCGAGAAGGTTGCGGATTGGGACAGCAAGGCTGCTGGCAATCATGAGCACGATATTACCGAGTTGAAGCAGGCTTCCGGTTATATCATCTTCAACTGCGGCAGCGCCACTTTGAATATCTGAGACCCGATAAAATAAAAGCAACCCCGTCGTGTGTCATACACGGCGGGGATTTCGCTTAAAAGGAGGCTACCTACATGGCTGAATTTAACACACGAATCAGACTCAAACGAGATACGAGCGCAAACTGGACGAACAGTAACCCTGTCATTCTGGACGGGGAAATCATCATTGTCGATACGGCCAGCGGTAGCGTTCGCAGGAAGATTGGTGATGGGACAAAGACCTACTCACAGCTCCCGTTTGACGATGAAGACATCTACAATGCGCTTGCAGGGAAATGTGACGCAAGCGTATTTATCAATACCACTTTGGTGGCAGGCAGTTGGTCAAATGGTCAGCAGACGCTGACCGTTGCTGGGCTTGGCGCAGAGCAGAATGGTGTAATTGGCATTTCACAGAGTATTTCTGATGAACAATTTGCCGCAGCTGCGGAAGCCTGCCTGTATATCTGCTCACAAAGTGCAGGCTCTATCACGATTGCGGCCAACGGAACAGTACCGGAATGTGACATTCCCGTTACCGTGATTTTGCTGTCTTAATGGGAAGGAGGCCTTTATGAACACGACAAACTATAACCTCTATCTTGAAGATGACAGCACGACACGCTTCCTTGACTGGCGCAAAAAGATGAACGGAACCGATAACTCCAATATGGTGAAAATCGATGCTGCTCTCGGTGAGAAAGCGAATAGCAGCGTGGCAGTGAATACAACTTTACTCGCCTCTGCATGGATTGGTGTCGAGGCTCCATACACGCAGGAGCTCACCGTAACAGGTCTTACGGCTTTACAGAATGGGACTATCTCAGTGGCGCACAGCGCCACGGCAGAACAGCGCGAAATTGCCAGAGAAGCAATGCTGTCTGTTATCGGGCAGGAGGATGGCAAGCTGACTATCGCCGCAGATGGTGAAATGCCCGAATTTGATATCCCGGTCTACATCATTTTGTTAGGTTAAAAGGAGGATGATTTCATGCCTATTTTATCAAATTTTCCCGGCGGAGCTGGCTCCGGCAGCGGTGGCGTGACGCTCGGCGCGGTTTCCAATATCAATGTGCTTGTTGCTTCAGGCAAGGTATATGTGAAATGGACTGACCCTTCCGATATTGTGGTATCGGGTTCTACGCTTGCAGCATGGGGTGGAACCTTGCTTGTGCGCAAGGCCGGTTCCGCTCCTAAGAGCCGCCGCGATGGCACTGTAGTGCTGGACAGCAAGACGAGAGATGCCTACAAAACATCTTATTTCTGCGACAGCGGTCTTTCCAACGGTGTTACCTACTATTATAAGTTCTTCCCTTATACCACAAATAATGCCTACACAGACAGCGAAGATAATGCATTTACAGCAACGCCCACCGTTCAGGTCACTGGCATTTCAAGCTGGAATGTGACAGGTATGACTGCATCAGAAGAAGCTGGCAACGGCAAAATGACTGTTAAGTGGACTGACCCCGCTGCAAGCATTACATCGGACGGTGTTACACTGGCAACATGGGAAAGCACTACGATTGTTGTTAAGGCTGATGGTTATGCATCCGGTAAGGACGACCCTGGGGCTGCGTTTACACGAAAGGTCACGACTCGCAACCAGTACGCCAATACGCCGCTGACAATTACAGGCCTGACGAACGGGACGACTTACTATATCAGTTTCTATCCCGAGACTACAGACGGTGGCATCAATACTTCTACATCTCAGCGGACTACCGGTAAGGTAAACCGTATTACCATTTCAGCAATCCCTTCACAAAGCGGTACATTGACCTATAACGGTAACAGCCAGTCTCCCACTTGGAGCAACTACAGTGCTACCAAGACCACCATTGGAGGCACCACATCAGGAACAAATGCTAATAATTACAACGCTACATTTACTCCGACTGCGGATTATCGTTGGTCAGATGGGAGCACCACGGCAAAAACAGTTGTGTGGTCAATCGGCAAGGCTGCTGGCTCTTTAAGCATTAGCCCTACCTCCATTACGCTGAATGCCTCCAACAGGTCAAAAACGATTACCGTTACGCGGGCTGGTAACGGTGTTGTCAGTGCGAGTTCCAATAATACGGGCGTGGCAAAGGTGACCGTTTCCGGCACGACTGTTACGGTTTCCAGCGTGAATGACACGACTGGTAATGCGACCATTACCATCAGTGTTGCGGCTGGCACAAACCATACCGCACCCGCCAGCAAGACCTGCGCTGTGACTGCATCCTTCAAGCCTACGGCTTCCAATGCGGCTACTTCTGGCGTGAATTATACATCCGGTCTTTCCGGCGTAGCAGCATCGGATGTAACGCTGTTTGCTGAGGCAATCTCTAACAACAGTAGTATCACAAACGCGACATCCACGGTGTACATTGATTTCGGCAGCGTTCATCGTAAGGTCAGTGTTGGCGACCAGGTGACGCTCGCCCTGAATGGTACGAATTACACCTTTGATGTAATTGGTTTTAACCATGATACGCTGACAACATCTACCGCGTATGGTGCTACCACCAAGACCGGCAAGGCTGGTATCACATTCCAGATGCATGACCTGTTTGCAACGACCTATGTGATGAACAGTTCTAACACAAACAGCGGCGGCTGGAAGAGTAGCGCTATGCGCACCTCGACGATGGCGACTATGAAGGGGTATCTGCCCGCAGCATGGCAGACAGCCATCAAGCCGGTCAATAAAGTTTCCGGCACTGGCGGCGGCTCTTCAAGTGGTACGGAAACAGTCTCCGACAGCTGCTTCCTGCTGGCCGAAATCGAAATCTTCGGTTCCACCACCTACTCCGTTTCTGGAGAAGGAACGCAGTACGCATATTACAAGGCAGGCAACTCGAAGGTGAAGAACAAAGGTGGCTCCGCTAACATCTGGTGGGAGCGTTCTCCTTCTTCTGGCTACAGCAATAATTTCTGTCGTGTCATCAGCTCCGGCGCCGCCGACTTTCACAACGCCAGCTTCAGTCTTGGCGTCGCTTTCGGCTTCTGCGTCTAACCTCTCCACCCTGCCGCATTTGCTTTGACGCAGAATGCCCAGTGCGCAAACAAGGGCAGCCCGCTCTCCCCGGTCAGGGGAGACGGCTGCCCGTATGCCGCATTGTGTAAAGGGTACACCCCTTGCGGTTAGAGGTGTGGGAATCCCATTCGCATAAGTAAAACGGAAGAAAAGGAGGAAAGAATGTCCGTATATAAATCAAAGCGCAGTACGAGCGCAATCCAGTATGTCGAGAACGCACGGCAACTACAGGTGTTTACCATCAAGAATTGCGTGAAGTTCCCCAAACGATATACCTATATTGTCGTGCAGAAAATTGCGAATCTTGTGGAAGACATTGACACCCATGTGCGTGTGGCAGAATCAATGATGCCGACTAATCTGCATGAAGCACAGCTAAAGCGTGATGAGCTCACTTACACTTTCGGCTTGCTCAACAGCTTAGATGATAAGCTTCAGCTGATGTATGACATCGTTTCGGACAATCCGAATTTCAAGACGGAGTTTAAGTGGTTGCCCAACGCCATGCTTGAATGGGGTCGGCTCATCCAAAAGGAGCGTGACCTTATTACGGGCGTCAAGAAAGCAGACCGGAAACGGTTCAAGGAAAAATTCAAGGAATACGAAGACAACAGTATTCCGGCAAATTAAGTTACTCTAAGGTCAAGTCTCGTCTTGTTGTGTTCTGTGGGCTTTTGGGCTGCTGTGGTGGCTCCGCTAACAACTGGTGGGAGCGTTCTCCTAATTCTGGCAACAGCAATAATTTCTGTAATGTCAACAGCAACGGCAACGCCAACAATAACAACGCCAACAACAGTAATGGCGTCGCTTTCGGATTCTGTAGGTCTATAGGTCAATCAAAGTAACCCTCGTGGCGAAATTTGTACTTCTGCAGAAGGGAGACTTGTTCCTGTAGCATAGTGAAATATGCTCAAAACAGTGTGTCGATGATATGCACCGGATGACGCTTCTTGCATGGCCGATGAATACGGGAATAGTCGGTTTCATGGTGCGGACTACGCAGTTAGAATTCCCGCCTACAATAAGACTGTACGGCACACCCAATTTTCTTGTATATAAGGGATGAGGTATGAACAGTAAGGAAAGACATGAAATCAGATATCAGCGCAGAGTGGCGGCTCGTCAGGCGAAAAGAATTGCCTACAGTGAAAGCTTTGGCCGTTATGAAGATGTGTTCTCCTATGAGCACCTTTATCAGGCGGGCAAAAACTGCTGCAAAGGGGTTATGTGGAAGAACAGTACACAAAGCTATATGAGCCGCATTACCACGAACACCGCCAGCACGCATGACGCATTGTTGCGCAGAGAGTTCAGGAGCCGTGGCTTCCATGACTTTGACCTAATTGAGCGCGGAAAACTACGGCATATTCGGAGCGTTCATATCTCCGAGCGCGTAGTGCAGAGATGTCTTTGCGACAATATACTTGTCCCTGTGTTTTCTCACTCATTTGTTTTTGATAACGCCGCAAGCCTGAAGGGCAAAGGTGTTGATTTTGCTATGGACAGGCTGGATAAGCACTTGCATAGATTCTATCGAAAGTTTGGCGTCGAAGGCGTAGAATCTGGCGGTGTTCTCACGGGCGATTTCTCCGATTTCTTTAACAGTGCGCCGCACTCTATTATCTATAGAGAAGCGGAACGCAGGATACATGACGATGATGTGCGTCGTATTGCCTGCCAGTTCATGGAGGACTTCGGGGATGTTGGTTTTGGACTTGGCAGTCAGGTATCGCAGATAGATGCGCTTATGGTCGCAAGCCCGCTTGACCACTTCATAAAGGAACAGCTACACATCAAATACTATGGAAGATATATGGATGACTTCTATCTGATACATGAGAACAGAGAATATCTGAAATATTGCATGGAGGAAATCAGAAAGAAGTGCAAGGAATACGGATTTGTTTTGAACGAGAAGAAGACAAAGATAGCGCCGTTGCGCAAGGGAGTCAAATTCTTGAAAACGAAGTTTTTCCTGAACGAAACCGGTGCGGTCATTCGCAAGATGAACCGAAAATCACCGGTCAAGATGCGGAAGAAACTCAGAATATTCCGAAGATGGATAGATGAAGGAAGGTTCACTATCACAGATGTAGAGACAGCCTATCAAAGCTGGCGCGGACATATGATTCGTGGAAACAGCACGCTTGTCTTGCGGAAGATGGATGCTTTCTACAACAGTTTATTCAAGAACAAGGAGGATTCAGGACATGGTAAAGTTTCTGAAGAACGGCAGCTTGCTCGCGCTTGTTGAGCAGCCGAACTGGGTCTACCTGCAGGAGAACGGCGCCTATGGCCTGTGTGATTATGAAAACGCACAGGGCGTCGCTATCAATGGTATCGTCTATAACCTTGCTGGAAATCTCATCAGTGAGAACGGCGAAGTCGATTTCAAGGATATTCCCAGCGGTGAATATATGATGCAGCAGGATAAGGTCGCCGCGCAGAATGCAGCAAATTTGGACTACCTTTCCATGATGACCGGCTATGACCTGCCTATGGAAGAGCAAGCTGAAGCGCAGGCTGTGAGCGTAGGCGACATTGAGGGTGAGGCTGTCTACGATGACACGGTGGATGACCCGGCCTATGTTGCTACGGAAGAGGAGGAAAACGCCAATGAATGAGCACAGTGCAAGATTTGAAAAAGTCAAAGGCTACTATGACCGTTGCCTTTGGAACCGGCAGATGGTGATGAATGCCGTTGGCAAATGGATTACAGCTGAGGAAGCAGAAGAAATCCTGAGCGGTGGAAATGTGTAAGAAATAAAAAGTGGGAGCCGTGCTACACCAGCAGGCTCCCACAATGCATTTATGGCATATAAAACTTGGCTTTTATACAGAAGGTGGTGATTAACATGAGAATGTCCAAAAGAGAGTATCAGCTTAAGATGGCTGAGATTCGCAGAGAAAATGTTCAAAAGCAGTACAAGCAATCACTCCGCGAAGAAAAACGGAAATATGATACCAAGCGCATCGAAACAAGCAAGCTGCTTGCTATTTACCTCTTCGTGTTATTTAACGCCGTAATGATTTATGCGATGGCGGCTATGTGGGTACTTCATGATTTAACCTATCTCGGTGTCCTTATCACCGACATTGCCGCACAGGTTCTCATCTATGCGATTTATTGCCTGAAAGCGTATTGTGCGAAGAAGCAGAGCGAAAATGTGAAGCTGCGTAGAGAACGCTACGCTGGCATATCTGACGAAGAGAATAACGGGTCGTTGAATGAGATTCTTTCTGCTGCCGCTGATAGCACCGAGCCAGTGCCGTTTACAAACGGTGCAACCGTCAATGTATATGATTACGGTGCCGACAACGGCTCCGTTGGATAACGGACAAAGGAGTGATGTATCGTGGCGTTTAAGATGCGAACCAGCAAACCGGAAGCTGGTAATAAGTATTACATAACCAAAGCAAATGGCGGCTACTCCGACGCCATTAAAGGCAGTCCCACAGATAAGGACTGCGATGTCCTTTCTAACTGTGTAGGGTATGCTTACGGACGATTTAACGAAATTGGCGGGTATGGATACTGCAAGTACCTAAGACCCGTGAATGCAGAGAACTTCATTCAGTATAAGGGCACCTCTCTGAAAACAGGACAGACACCGAAACTTGGTGCCTGCATGGTATGGCAGAAAGGCGCTACGCTGAACGGCTCTGATGGGGCGGGTCATGTTGCTATTGTTGAGAAGGTCGTAAGTGATACGGAGGTCTATACATCCGAAAGCGGATGGGGCAGTTCCAATCCATTTTGGAACAAGACAAGAATAAAGGGAAACGGTAACTGGGGTCAAGGAGCTGCGTACAAGTTCCTTGGCTTTATTTATAATCCGGCTGTTTCAGATGAGAAACCGGTCACTACCGTTCCCTCGACAAGTGGAGGAAAAATGAAATACAGTTCAACGAATAGACCGTTGGAATGCATGATGACCCAGAGTACTTGCTACAAAGGGACAAGCACCATGACCGTCAAAGGCGTTCTTTGGCACAGCACCGGTGCAAACAATCCGAATTTGCGGCGCTATGTCCAGCCGGATGATAATGCTGCAAACAGAGCAGAGCTTTTGGCGCTTCTCGGCACAAATGGGAACCGAAACGACTGGAACCATATCAACCGTCAGGCTGGCCTGAATTGCTGGATTGGTAAATTGGCGGACGGGACTGTCACTACAGTACAGACTATGCCGTGGAATTATCGCCCGTGGGGCTGCGGCTCTGGCAACAAGGGTTCCTGTAACAATGGTTGGATTCAATTTGAGATTTGCGAAGACGGTTTGAACGATGCTACATATTTCAACAAGGTCTACAAAGAGGCCTGTGAAATTACGGCATACCTTTGCAAAATATTCAATATTGACCCAAACGGCACGGTAAATATGAATGGTGTATCCGTTCCTACAATTTTATGCCATGCAGACAGTCATGCGCTTGGGCTTGGCTCTAACCACGGCGATGTCAACCACTGGTTCCCGAAGTTTGGTAAGTCTATGGCGACGGCTCGTGCCGATGTCGCTGCACTAATGAAAACCTCTGGCAGCGTTGCACCTACACAGCCGACAAACCCGACCACGCCTACAACCAGCACATTTAAGGCGGGAGATGTTGTCAAGATTATCGGCACACAGTATTACTCCGGTCAGTCAGTTCCTGGCTGGGTTCGGGCAAAGAACTGGATTGTACATTCTGTAAGTGGAAATCGTGTTGTTATCAACAAAAGTGAGGACGGTAAAAACTCCATTATGAGTCCGTTCAAGGCCTCTGACCTTGCGCTGGCAAACGCAAAACCGACCACGCCGACAATACCGTCTACTCCGTCCGCTCCTTCTGGTAATACAAACGAGGAAATCATTTGGAACTTCTTGCTTGGCAAGATTGGGAACGAATACGGTGTTGCAGGTATGATGGGCAATCTCTATGCCGAGTCTGGATTACGCCCTGACAACCTCCAGAATGCCTATGAGAAGCGGCTTGGATATACAGATGCTTCCTATACCGCTGCTGTTGACAATGGCACATACAAAAAGTTTGGGACTGATAGCGCAGGCTACGGCTTGGCACAGTGGACATATCACACAAGAAAGAAAGCACTACTTGCTTTTGCGCAGAGCAAGAAGAAGTCTGTTGGAGATTTGGGTATGCAGCTTGAATTCCTGTACAAGGAATTGAGCGAGAGCTATAAGGGCGTTTTTGCCGATTTGAAATCCGCCAAAACCATTCTTGCCGCATCCAATTCCGTGCTGATGAAGTTTGAGCGTCCTGCGAACCAGAGTGCGGCAGTCCAGAATAAGCGTGCGGCATACGGCCAGAAGTTCTATGACAAATACGCAGGCAAGACTCCGGTTGTGCCCGAACAGAAACCTTCTGCGGTTCCGTATCGTGTGCGTGTTACGGCGGATGTACTGAACATTCGCAAGGGTGCCGGTACGGGATACGCCGTGGCTGGTCAGATTAAGGGCGGTGGGGTTTATACCATCGTCGAAGAGAAAGCCGGAACTGGCGCCAAATCATGGGGAAAACTTAAAAGCGGCGCTGGATGGATTTCTCTTGATTATACAAGCAGAGTATAACACTCTGCCAGAAAAAGAAATGGAGGTACGATTATGGATTGGTTGGAGATTCTGAAGTACATCGCAGCAATCGCTTCCGGTCTGGCAGCCGCCATTCCTCTCGTTATTCAGCTTGTGAAATACATCAAGCAGGCTGTCAAGGAGAAGAACTGGGGCGTCGTTCTGGAGAAGGTTATGAAGCTGATGGAAACTGCCGAGACTAAGTTCAAGGACGGTGCAGAACGAAAAGAGTGGGTTCTGGCAATGCTCAAGGCGAGCGCAGATGGCATTAACTACGACATTGATTATGACGCAATTGCCGACATGATTGATAGTCTGTGCGACATGAGCAAGGTGATTAACCCTGCCACACCCGCAAATAAGGTTACTGCCAAGAAGGAAGAGGGGAAGTAACTTTATTCAGGAGGTGCTCATATGACTGACCAGGAAACTGTTATGCTCATTGAGACGGAACAGAGATGTAAGTCCAATACGCATAGAATTGATAATCTGGAAAATGAGCTGAATGAAATCCAAAGCGAACAGAAAGCCATCTACAAGATTGCTACTTCTGTCGAGCTTATTGCACAGCGTGTCAGCAACATTGAAACGAAGGTGGACGACACAAACAGTAAAGTCGATGCACAGGCGAAAGCTTGGCAGGAAACCGAGCGTAAGTTGTCGGAAAAGGTCAATGAGGCTGAGAACAAACCGTACAAGCAGATTGCCAGCAATGTGAACTCTATCAAAGTTGCAGTTATCACCTGTATCTGCACTTTGCTTGTGAGTGGTATCATCGGTGCAATCGTCATGTTTGGCAAATAA